ACCGCTGGTGCGTTATCGGGTGGTTCCAATGCCCCGCTAATCCGGGTAGTTTCGGACAACGCCAACAACTCTAGCCTGCAAGCCAATCAGGTGGTAGCGAGTTACCTTAACCCATTCGTAGCAGGCCAGCCGCAGGTTATCCCGGTGATGATTCACCCAACCTTACCGGCCGGTACTATCTTGGGATGGTCTGACGATTTGCCCTTGCAGTATCAGGACTCGAATGTGCCGAACGTGGCTGAAATCAAAGCTCGCCAGGATTACTACGAGATTGATTGGCCGCAAGTAACCCGTGAGTACCGGAGCGGTGTTTACACTGAGGAAGTATTGACGATATACGCACCTTTTGCCCTCGGCGTAATCAACAACATTACCCCTGGTCTTACTTAGTCTTAAAGGGAGTAACGAGCCATGTCTATACAGTACGCAGGTCAGGGTGCTCCTTCTAACGGCACTAGCGGTACGCGGGCAAGTGATGTGTATTTTGGTGATTATTATTACGATGTCACCAATGGCATCCAGTACCAGAATACCAGCCTTACCCCGCTTAGCCCAACCTGGACAAAAGTCAGCGCCTTAAACAGCGCTGGCAATTCCAGCATTAGCGGTAGTTTGACGGTGGCAGGCGCTACTGTCAACACCCCTGACACCACTCAAGTGGTGACGGTAGCCTCTACGATTGCGGTTGACGCTTCCTTGATTTTGATTAGCAGCGCCTCCGCTTTAACGATCACGGCTCACCCCGCGATTGCTACAAGCGGGGTAGCTACCGGCACTCGTATTATTGTCAAAAACACCAATGCGTCAAACGCTATCACCCTAACCGATGATGGCACCGATAGCGGTAGCAAAATCAAGGTCCGGTCTAGCACGACTATTGCGATGGCGGCGGGCCTTACTTACCAGTTTGTCTTTGATGGTACAAATTGGATTGTCACTTAATCAATAGGGTAATGGTGGCGCTGTGAGTTTTGACCCAACAACCGTAATCGGGCAGTCATATTTGACGGTAAACCAATTCAAACAAATGGCTTCGGCTTTCGGTTGTGGCGGCGCCACCATTACTTTGTTCAGTGATATTGAAATCCAGGCGGCACTATCTGCGGTTTCGAGGGCTATAGAGAATTACACTAATCTTGATTGGTCTGCTAGCCCTCGAACTGAATCACAGAACATTGACCTTTATACCAACCGTATCCGGGTAGACTTCGCGCCTGTTACCGCTATCAGCGCTGTAACCATTCCCAACTTTGGCGGCACTGTAACGGTTTCGGTGGCTGATTTGAAGGTAAACAATTTAGAGAACTATATTGAGTTACCGCAATCAGCAATCACGGCCATGAACCTACCAACTCAAAACTACTACGGTAACGCCATTACTAGCCCTTTGGTGTGCCAAATTACTTACACCTCGGGGCAAACCTTACCGCCTAAGAACATCTTGACAGCCACGGGCTTTGCTACCGCATGGGTGCTGAATATGGAAGCGGCGAACAGGCAGACATTACTTGGTTTGAATACTGCGACTACAGGCGAGGATACAACAACCAGGGCGGGCAACGGCTTTGCAGATTTGGCAGACATTGCACTAGCCACGCCCGGAACGGCAAAGCTTGCGCTGCGCGGAATGGAAAGGGTAGTGCCGAGAGGCTACCCGTCAAGAGGGAACGGTACACTTGGGCGTTACTGGCGCAGCGGGGGTTACTGCTAATGTCGGTTTCAAAACCTAACAGCACAGTAACCCTAAAGAGCGCTGACGGTACGGTACTGGTAGCCAGCGCCATTTCATCTATTCAGCCAGTGACGGCAAAGGATTTGGCAAAGTTACTAGCGGGACAGGATTTAATCAATACCATCTCGGTAAAGATATTTTGCGACATCCCAACCAACGTTAGTTATGTGCCAAGCCAAGGCGATTACGCCACGATTAATACCTGCCCAACCGCTCCGATGTGGGTAACTGATTGGGATTTTGAAGTGGTAGAACCTCATCCAGGGGTTAGGCCGCACTTGACACTTTATTGTTACCGAAAGATTACAACACCCTAATGGCAACCGCTTTTACAACCAAGATTGAGAAATACATCTCGGACTATATAGCGACTATTGCTAAAGTAGGTGGCGCTAACCTTGACCCTGATTTGTCCACTAACCAGCAGCTTTTAAGCACTGATTACGGCTACGGCATATTGCAGCAAGAACGCAAGTTAGGGGCGTTGGTAAGGGTTGAATATGTCCTCAAGGAAAAGAATGAGGATGCAGGCGGCATGGGCGATGGCGGGCGTGACGAATGGGCTTACGGGCGCATATTGGTTCATGGGCTGTCTAAGCTTAATACCAGCCCAAGAGCAGCTGGTATTGATGCCAAGATGATAGATCAAGTGACTTTCTTGCATCTGTTGGGTAAAGGACCGGGCGATACAGGTTTTCAGTCCAGCACTACACCAGCCCGCGAGTTTGCCGAAATCCTTAACCATCTTAGAACCGAGTATTGGATAAGCAGTGATACCGGCACAGATAATACGTTCGTGGGAATGTTTACCCAAACCTGGCAAGTAAACGGGCAGGCTTTAGGGATAGCGTAAGAAAACTGACCGGGCAGTATATCCCGGTAAACGATGGGCCAAAAGCTCATAAATCGGGGCGCATGTCGCTTCTTGCACGAAAGGATTTAATCAAATGACAGTAACCGCAGCGTCGAAGCTTTTTGCTTCGCCTACGTCCATAATTGCAATCGGGCGGCAAGTAGCGCAAGGTTCACCCCGCCTCGCAAACCTTTACAAACTTGTAGAAATGCAAGTCACCCCCAAGCACGACTCGAATATGTCTGACCGGGGGATTGAAGTTGGCTCTAACAGCATCACCCAACGGCGTAGCCAAAAAGAGAGCTTTATGCCGGAGGTGGACATTTCAGGCCATCTTACGGTTGGAGCCGCTCAAAACTTGCGCCTTATGAACGGGTATATGCCGCTCACCGAAGGCACCGACCCCGGAAGCCCTATCGCAACCACCCTGAGCGCTGCTATCACTACCCGTCACCAGAAATATGCCGCGCTCACCGATGTAACCGGACTAGTGGTGGGTGATTGGCTACAGATTGGGGCGCTTACTACCCCTGGTAGTCCGGTGCAGGCCGACAAAGTGGAGGTGCATGAAATAGTCTCGATTGGCGCAACCAGCGCAGTACAGGTCATCAAGCTATGGGCCACGGGCGGCACCTTCACGGTAAGCTTTGGCGGGCAAACTACTTCGGCTCTTGCCTATAATATTACGGGGCCAAACCTACAAACTGCTTTACGCGGTTTATCCAGCATTGGCGCGAGTAACATTAACGTGAGCGCCATATCCGGTAGCGGCACCTACGCTGACCCTTATGTGTGGACTTGCACCTTTGCCGGTTCTTTGGCAAGCCTCAATCAGGCTGTAATGACCGTTGACGGTTCTAGCCTCACTCCGGTAGCCACCACGACCGCTAGAGGCTCAGGCGTGTATGTCAGGGAGACCGTTGTAGGTTGTGCCGCTTCGCAGGTAGCTTTCAAGGGTGGGGTGCTTTACACCTACGCGACCGCTACGGCTGTAAAAAAGGTAGACAACGCCAAAGCCTGTACTACCTACGAACTACATATTCAACCTGACAACTTGCTTGACGGCGATCTCTACACCATTTATTACCGGATCGCTAATCCTGATATTACTATCGAGGGCATATTGTACGATGTGGCGGCGGGTGGTATTAACCCCTCATTCCAAACCGGCTCAATCGCTACTGTATCGAGTCAGGCTAAAGCCCTGATAGTCGATAGAACCCCCGGCAAGATGGAATCTATCTACGCCACCCTGATTGCTGACCCTTCGGACGTAACCGTGAATAACACTCGAGGCAGTTTTAGCCTTTTGAGTAACACCTATGATGCGCCCCAGTCCATCAACTTTCAGGAAGCCGCAGAGCTTTATGATGATGTGGTGCTGACCAAGTATTACAAGCAATCGAACGTCCACATTGGCTTTACCATTACGGCCTCCACGGGCGGCAAGTTCGTCAAAGACTTCTTTGACCAAATCATATTCAATGGTGCTTCCAGTTACACCGTTAGCGATGTGATACCGGAAGCTGCTTTGAACTTCACGGCACTTTCTTCCCACTCGATTAGTACGGGCGTTTACTACGAACAATCCCTGGTAGCCCCTAACTGCCAGTTTGCCGGGTACAATCCTGAACTCAGCACCAACCAACCAGTGATGGGCAATATTGAGCTTTGCAAGATTGTGGTAAACGAAAGTACGGGGGCGGAAGCCTGGTACTGGAAAGCGGTTAATACCTGTACCAGCGACGTTTACTCAGCTAACTACTAGGAGAAATTATGACCGAGACAACATCTTTGCTTGGTGAGATAAATGTTCTTTTTGAGGAAATCAAACTACACGACTTCAATGATGAGTTTGATTTAGTCCACATGAAAGAAGATCTCATCAGGCAAAAGGTGTTGGAACTGATAGCAGGCGGGTTTCACAACCCAACGTGGTTAGCTAAAAGGGCGTTAACTACTAGCGAGTTAGGTTCACCACGAAGGTTTTAGCGATTAGCCGGGTTAGCAAAGGGCTGGCCCGGTAGTAAGTTTTAGGGAGAGAATGGTAGGTTATTGCGATGAGTGACAAGGACAAAGAGGCATTATTAGCCATTTTCAAAGAGGGCTTGAGTAAACCCTTTTTGTGGCAAATTTTCAAGATGCGTTCTGATTATCGCAAAATCCTAAAGCAGCAGTAAGGGAGAATGGGAAAATGAAAACATATTTAGATGGCAAAATTTCCTCTGCCAAAAAGAAATTAAAGCGCCTCCTAAAAGAGCGTGACTTAATACGCCAGTATAATCGGGCGGTTGGTGATGCATTCCGGCAAGCTGAACGAGCTAAAGCCGATTTAGAACGGGAGGCAAAGCGATGCACCAATTAAACTCAAAGGTAGTTGAAGCACTTGGCTACCGCTGGACGCTCAGCAGTGTCGATATAGCAGCCGAGCAAGGCAGGGCACAACTCGAATCCGAAGTTCGCGCCTATTTAGGTTCATTGTCTCGCCCAGCTTCACGTTATGGCGCTAATGCTCTTTTAAGCGGTTATTACCCTGATATATTATCCGCAACCGAAAAACTAGAGTTATGGGAAATTCCCCTACCGGATGAAGAAACCACTGAAGGGCATTGGTCCGATGTTACTGACACAGTGCTGGACTGGTTTTTTGATGTAGACGGGTGGATTAAATTTGTCCGTGGGCAGATGGAAAAGAGCAAGGCTAAAGAACTTTCTGATCTGTGGAAAGTAGCTAAAGATCTTAACCCTGGCTGGTATCCAGAAATAACCCTAAAAGATGCCGACGAGGAAACCAAAAAGGCTTCCCAAGAGCTTGATAAGATGGCGGCGTTTGTAGATAGCCCGGATGATAGCCCGCACCCTGATACCGCTAAAGCCGCAGAAAATGCCGCAAAAGTGGCTGACCATGTAGAAACCAAAGCTAAGGAGGCTGGCAAAGTCGGCCCCGTTACCTTTCGTGGAAAGAGCAAAGGCGCGGCGTAACGGCTCCAATCGCTACCAGAATCTAAAGCTACTTGAGAGTAAGGCGCAAGAGGCCACGTTAATTCACGAGCTTTCACTACTTGCGCCCTTCAACCCGGCAGACCTGCGGCTATATCAGCTTATGGAAACCTTTGATTGGAAGTATCTACCGGACGACTTACAACGGCAAAACGCTGGACTTATGTCAAGGCTCATGAATATTAAGTTAGCTTACCAGATTGCAGACGACTTCTTAGAGATTGGCGAAAAGGCTCAAAGGCAACTAGAAACGATGCAAGGCTTTTTCAATAACGCAGCAAACAAAGATGAGTAACCTAGTCATAAAACTTGATAAGTTGCCCGGTGGGTTCCTTGATGAAAAGAAGCTTGAGGCCGGAATGAAGCCAGCGCTTGAGGCATGGTCTGCGGGTTTTGTTACGGCAATCGGCAAGGGCTTTGAAAACCAAAGCACACCGGGCGGCGGTAACTGGAAGCCTTTAAGCCCTGGCTACGCTCAGCGCAAAGCCAAGATGGGCGGCAGTAAGATGTTAGTCCTGACAGGCAAGTTAAAGAGTGTGGCTATCAATCCAAAAAAGCAGCTTGGTAATAGCGGTGATAGTGGGTCAGGGCAATCCTCAAACGATACTAAAACCAGTCTCACCATGACGCTTTCAGTCAGTGACCCTAAAGCCGCTACTCATGAATTTGGCCGGGGTAACATTCCAGCCCGCCCGTTTTTTACCGTGACCGGGCAGGCTAAAGATGATTTGCGAAAAATTGTTCAAGTTGCACTATTCAAGGCGGTTATGGGATGAACGAATTAATCAAAACCCACATACTGAAACATAACCCCTCGCCTGTTTACGGTCACACCCTAGCCGAGATTTATCAAGATGTGGCGGGGCGCTACTGGTTATACAAAACCTGTTCTAAGGCAGGATGCCCCGGCCACCGGCTCACCAGCCTTTTGGCTTTGCAGGTTCAACAGTGGGTAAAAGATGGCGAGGCTATACCTGTTACTAAAACTGTACTGGCTTACTTAGCGGCTTCGTAATCATCTTCGATCAGCTTAACTTTAAGCACCTCGATAGTAATTTTAACCGTAGTACAGTCTGGTATGCTGTTTTTCTGTAAGAAATCTTTAAGCCCGATTACATGGTAAGCAAAACCCCAACTATCGGTATAACCGTCTGTTATTTCGCCCTCAAAAATAAATTGTTTACCCACCCAAGTATTATTTAAGTTTTTGCGGATTTCATCACGTTCAGTTTGAAATTTTCTATCCTTCATTTCGAGGTAAGCTTGTTCTATCTCTGCGTCTGTCATAAAGCACCTTGACTTGTTGTGTTAAATTATAAATTAGATGAATTAATTATAGCATATTTTAAATCAGCTTAAAGAGGCAAATATGAATACAGCAGATCTCCAAGTGTTCAACCAGGCCGTACAACTTGCCAACTCCGGTAACAAACTCCAAGCCCACAGTCAGTTAAAAACCCTTCAACCACAAAACCCCATAGACCCTAACCTTTTAATGTGGCTTGCCTTTACCTCGCCTAGCCCATATGAAGCTGAAAACTACCTGAATAACCTATTGATGGCAGACCCTAATAACTCGAATATTCCTGCTATTCGTGGCTGGCTAAACGAGCAAAAAGCGCTCATGCCGGTAGCCCCGCAACCGATTAGAGTACAGCCACCGCAGCCACTTAGACCTCCCAAAGTTCAATCACGGCGTTCCTTTAGCCCGTTATTGTTTGGCGGCATTGCGGTACTGGTAGCGCTGGTTATAGCGGTTGTACTGTTTATCAGGGCACAACCTGCGCCGCTACCGGCCGATGGCGAGTATGTAAACTATAGCAGCGATAGAGAACTTATCACCCGGTCCTCAGTAGGCCAGCATGTACGGGTGCCTGCTACCATTGATTATGTTCCACCGGGGGATAAAGAGGAAACCTTTACTTTGAATGGTTCTTACGGGCTGGTTGACTCTGGTATTATTCTGCGGATACCGGATGATAACAAACGCAATGTGTCGTTCAAGACTGGCAAAAATGTTTACTTTGGACTAGTCACGGGGCGTGAGACTATCGAGGGTAAACCGTATCTTGTGATAGAGGTTGAGCAGGTCAAATAACTTGATTTATTACCTTAATATGTTACAATGATGTTGTAAATATATCTTTCCACCCAACGTATACGTGCCCTTCGTCCTTTGTGATTTAGGCCCGTTGGTCAATTATCTAATTGACGGCGGGCCTTTTGCATGGCTGACGAGCAAAAAGTTTCTTACTCAGCCACCTTAGATATATCTAAGGCTGTTAAGTCTGCCAAAGAATTAGAAAAAACCCTTCAATCAGTAGCTAAAGTTATTGGCGGTGGCACTGGTGGCGGAGCCGCTCAGCAATCTAGCAGCCTAAAAAAGCAAGTCCAGGAACAGCTAAAAGCCAATCAAACCGTATCGGCCGCGCTAAAGCAAAATGACGACTACAGGCGGCAAATCAGCCAAAGAGCCGAACGCGATCAAAACCTTTCCCTTCGCAATAGCATCCAGCAAAAGAAGCAAGCGCTTGCCGAACAGACCAAGCTTGTTAAGAAAGCGGCACAAGAGGAAGTCCAGCAGGCGCAGTTTGTAGCCAAAACCCGCAAAACCCTTTTAGGCCAATCAGGGCAGCTTACCCAGCATAGTAACCGCCAATTCGGGCAACTGGCTGGTATTGGCTTGCAACTGGCAGGCCAGGGCATCATGCAAGCCGGGGCTTATGGCCGTCAACTTTACGGCTCCGGCATAAGCAGTTATCAAAACCTCAATAACCAGTATTCGATTAACCCAAACCTAACAGCGGCTAATCGCAATCTTACCCGTTCCCAACTCAGTTTAGGCAACCAGTTAAGTGGCTACCAGGCGTTTAAAACCAATGCTCAGGCGGCTATCAATAGCAGTCCATTTGCCGCACCCCTTGCCATAGGCGGGGATGTGTTAGGCGCAGCCGCGCCTGCTGTTGGTGGCATTACTCAAATGTTAGGGGCGCTCAAAACCGTCAACCCGAAAGCGGCTGAATCGGTTGGCGAGATGCTCTTAAAGGTTGGTGGCATTGCCGGAAAAGGCGGGGTACTTGGAGCGGCTGCGGTAGCAGGTGGCGTAGTTGGAATCAATGTAGGGAACGCGCTAAACAAGGCTATTAACCCCAATGCTAAGGAGCAAGATTGGGGTGATGTTCTAACCACCGTCAAGAAAACCATAGCTCTTGATGTGGGTGCCGCCACCGGCATGAATAAGCAGGTGGTGGGTGGGGTAGGTTCAATACTTGGGGCTACACCAAACAATCATTCCGATGTAGGCTCAGTATGGGCAGATATTTGGGGTGACGGTAAAGGCGCTGACGCTATCCGGCAAAGTAATGCCAAAAAGGATTCCACAAAAGCGGCGGCGGAGGCAGTAGCCAAACAAGCCACTTCCGCAAATGAATTTAAAAAGGTTATCGCCAGCCCTCAATTCCAAATCCAGGCGGCTGGTATTCGGAATCAGATTTCCGATTTCAACTATGACAGTGCCCGCCAGGAACGATTAGCCCGCCGTGATTTCAGCCGTCAAAAAGCGGATATAGGGACTAGCCGCACTCGCGCCAAAGAAGATCGAGCTTTTCAGGTTGAAGGCTTTTCAATCCAATCCGGGCGTACTGACGAGGACTACGCCCGCAACCGTAAGCGTACCGAGGAAGATTACGCCCGCACTGTTCAAAAGAATGAGTTACAGATTAGCCGGGTACGCCGCGATGCCTTAACCACCGCTACCCGCCAGAATCAAGATTTTGCCCGTTCCAGAGTCCGATTTGAACAGGACACCGCCCGCCAAACTGTAAGGCTTGAGCAGGATACTTCGCGTGACACTACCCGGCTTGCTCAGGATACGAGCCGCAGTTCATTACGTTTGACCGAAGATACCAACCGGGAAAAGACCCGTTCGGATGAGGATTACGCCCGCAGTAAGGCGGTGATGGCCCGTGATAATGCCCGAAGCGAACAAGATTTAAGCCGCAATTACCAGCAAAGTTTACTCTCGATTGTGGCACCGGGCCTTACTTCTTCCAAAGGCTATCAGATAGCCAAACTTCAAAGCGACTTCAAGCGGGAAAGTACCCGTATGCGCGAAGATCAGGCGCAGGCCGGGCAGGACTTAGAGCGCGGTAGATCACGTAATCTGGAAGATATAGGCCGCGAACAGCAGCGTGGTAGCGAGGATATAGCCAGGGGTCAACAACGTGGTAGCGAGGACATAGGCCGCTCTTACACACGTGGGCAAGAGGACATAGCCAGGGGTAGCCAGCGTTTTGGTGAGGATACCAACCGCGAACAAAGCCGTGCCTCTCAAGACCTAGCCAAACAAACTACCGATGCCCTTACTGATTCCTTTATCAGCGCTAAAGAGGCCGAAATCGAGCATACCCGCGCCATCCAAGATCAGGACCGCGAATATGCGCGGGCAAAACAAGATTTGCAGCGGGAAGAAACTCAAGCGGCCAGAGAGTACACCCGTACCGTTGAAGATTTAGACAAGGCAACTAAGCGCCTAACCGAGGATTTCACCGAAACCCTAACCGACATTCAACACGCCCGCGAAACCTTTGCTCGTGATACGAACCTGCAATTAACCCAAATGGGTATTGATTTAGCCGATAAGACGGGTTCCAACAAGAACTACACAGCAGATGAAGTCTCAAACGCGGCGGGGCTTGGCAAGGTAAACAGCGCTAACCCGAATAGTACCGATAATGGCGGCGATTATGCTTCCGGCCTTGCAAAACACCTTTTAGGCCAATTTGCTACCGGCACCGACTATGTGCAACAAACCGGGCCATACGTGTTGCATCGTGGCGAGGCTGTCATTACTGCGGCTCAAAACCAGGCAGGCGCTAATCAGGCGGTAGCGGGTGGCGCTAATGCTGCGCAACTTAACCCTAACTCGCCGTGGCAAACCTTCATGCGGCAAATGGCTGGTGGTACGTTCGGGCAATCGGCCGGGGGCGCATCCAGTAATAGCGGCTTCGATCTAGGCGCTATCCAAAACAGCGCGGCAAGTAGCGCGGCTGGAATGTTGGGTGGTTTGGCGGGCGGTGGCGACACTAACGGGGCTGTTCACGACCAGGCATGGTACACCGCGCAATCAAGTGCCGCGTGGCAAAAGCATAACGCTGACCTGGTAGCCAACATCCAATCACAAGCGCCCGGGAGTGAAGCAACCGCAGGGTGGCGCAATCAGATGTTAGCTCAATTCCAGATGTACAACAATGGTGGCGGTGGGTTAGCGGGGATGGCTAGCGGTGCTAGTGGCGGGGCTTTTAGCAATCCCTACACCTCCGGCAGCTTGGGCGGTAGTGGTTTGTCTAACGGTTCCCTTGAGGGTAGCGGCCCTAATTGGATGGACAGTCTGCCCTCAGTTATCCAGCTAAAGCGGCAAGGCTATCACCCACCAATGAGGGGCGGTGGGGGCGGTGGGCTTAACTATAACCCTACTTACAATATTAACGGTGGCGGTTCTATGCACCCTCAAATCAGGCAAGAAATAGACAGGCACAAAACTGCGCTTAATGGCATTATGGGCGGTCTTACCGGGAGTGTGTATTAAAGGAGAAAATGATGAGCAAGGAATTAGACGCAAAAATAGAAGCATTGGAAAAAGAAGTAGCGCAATTAAAGCGGATAAAAGAGCTTGAGGGCGAATTGGCAGAACTGAAAAAGGAAACCAAGCAAGAGGGTTGCCAGTACCATCACCACTTTTACCCCTGGTATCAAGCTTGGTATCCGGTTTACCCGCAGCCTGTACCAACTTGGGAACCCTACAAAGTTACTTGGACTAACCAAGGCGGCACTACCACGATTAGAACTGACACCCTAAAGAGCAAAGGACATACCTTAAAACTAGATGAAAACCCTATGGATAATGCGATATATGCATCGAATAGTACATCTGGTGTCAGCGTTATAGGGACTAATGTTGGCTTAAGTAACGCTAAAGGGTTATTTGTTAATACCGATGCCGCATCAAGAGGTTTGGGTGTGTCAGTCAACAAAACATTCGACGGGATTTACTAATGTCCATCACACCATCCAGCCTTCAAGCATACTCGATTAGCCGTGACAACGGTTCAACCTGGCTTAACTTTCCCAAGTTACCGACTAGCCGTGACCCGCAGCCTATGTCGGCTTTTGCGCAACGGGTAAACGCCACTAAACAGGTTGGTATGTTTTGGAATCTTGAACTCACTTGGGGGCTAATGACTCCGGCGTGGTACTACCAAACGGATTCAATGTATAGCCCGGCAAATCAAGAGATTTTGCTTAATTACCTGACTGACAGCCTCAACTCAGATGGTACGCCAATATGGGTGTATGCGCCTGCGGTTTGGGCTGAACCGCCCCGTTCAAGGCGGCAAGCTTCGCTATTTTATGATGTTGTGGTGCCTTTTACTTTAGTGGAGTGGTATTTACCAAGCTAATGAGGATAGATATTCCATTCGAGGTAAAACGCGGGACTATTGCGATAGCTACCTGCTTAATCATAGGGGTGCTGGTAATCGCCTTTTCACTTTGGGTTGTGTACGGGCCTAAAGCGGTAGCGCCTAGTTACCAACCAGTGCCAACCGTCACGCCACAGGATTACTACTATTATCTGGTAAACCCACAAGATTACTACGATGGTAAGTGCTTGATAGTAAGTCAGGGTGCAGCACCGGAAGCTTACGCGGCACATCCGGGGATTAAACAGTGTGAATTTAAGACCGTAGCGCCTTAGCTACATTCGGCCTTAGTGCCGTCTTACACGATTAAATGGGGCTTTTCGCCTCTCGCACGAAACGGGATAACTTGTGACTTATTCGCTTAATACTGCAAACCGCATAGGGGTTCGTTATTGGGCTGTTCTGGACATCGGCACCCAATACAACTTTGAATATGATGATGATGAGCCAGGCGGCTATGTGCTGTCAGATTCAACCATCCTCGGCACCGTGACAGGCGTTCCTAAACTTGGCTCAGCCATGTATATGGCTTTCGTGAATGAGGAAGTCAACGCCACGTGGTTTGGCTCTACCGATACTCCTACCGATTGGGGCGATGGTGGCGGGGGTGGCATGACCCATACCTATAGCGCGGTTGGTAGCTATTGGGTGAGCATTGGAAGCCCCGCGCAGGCAGTACGCCGCATAGTTGTGATTTATCGAACAAAGCCCGAGGGCGAGTACAGCCCTGGTAATATCTCTTACCCGATTGAAATTGACCGATCCACCGAGGGCAATATTAATACCGGGTTTTCCTTGAAATGTACCCTACACCTTGATAGCTTATCAGAATTGGAAGCTACTTACGGCGTGCTTTACAACCGCACAATGGTTGGCATCTTCTGCCAGGAGTACCGCAACGGTGAAGCTTTCGGCAATATCACGCTGGTAACGGGCGGGTGGATTGAAAGCCCCTCGATAGCCAAAGAAGCAGGGCAAAGAACCATTCAATTCATTTGCTACGGTCCTAACTACTGGCTGTTAAACCAGTATAACCGCGAGATGTATTTTATTGACCCTACCGTGATGAAACAAGCTTTTGCGCTGGATGGGGCCAATCAGTTTAAGGGGAACGACGCCCTTAATTACGACATTCTAGGCTCGGGCTACGTGCCTAACCACTTCCTCAAGTGCGATTGCACTATCTGCGCTATGCACCTTTTGGGCCACGTGCGAGTATACGCCTCGGCTGGTGATACACCCGGCACCGCCATCAACCCATCACTTCAAGGACCGTCCGAAGTAACCGCCTACGGCACTATAGGCCAGTTTTGGGATGTGGATGTGGATAGTGATTTTGACGAAAACGCCGGGGTAGATAGCGCGGGCTTCACCGATTACAGCATCAACAACGGGCAGTTGCTATCTAATGTCAAGCAGACCATAGATAACGAAGGCTACCGCTATTATGACCGGCACGACCTAAAACAGCGTTACGAACGCCGCCCGTACTACCTTAACACCCCAAGAACGCCTGTAATGGATATTACCGACATTACCAAGCTTCTGTCAGGCTATCCCGATAGCTATAGGCCCACTCGCAGCCAACAGAAGAACGTCAAAGCCGTGATCGTGGAAAAACCACCGCTTGCGGTAATTTCAGATGCAAATCAAGCCACTGGCGGGTGGCACGTCACATTTTCAGCTTTGGGGCTGGTGTGCGCTCAAAACGGTAGTGACCCAACCACTCAAAAGTGTGGTAGTCCAAACGATGTAGATATGCAAACTGCGCTTTGGAATGTTTGGAATGAAGCGCTCCAAGCTGGCACATTTGGCGGTAACTCACAAATCTTTGACCCGCTAAACCAAAGCCTTAACACTTCCGGCACTGACCCGTTCTATGCCATCTATCCAAACCCGGTGCGCTCTTTTGGGCAAACCATTGGGCCACTCAAGTACATCTTTACCTTGAGTCCGCAAGATTACGCGCAAGGTCGAGACAAAGAAGAACGGGCAAGCTGGACAATAACCGTACCCATTGGGCAGGTGCTAGGGCCGGGGCTTGGTGACACTATCACGATTACCGATGCTACCACCGAGCTTAATTATGACTGGACGGCTAAAAGCTTTGATGTAGTAGGCCAGAGGATGATGCTAGACAAAGACAGGCTATTGCAGGTTTTACAGGTGATCGAGTGTGACCCAGATGAATAGGAGAGAGGATGTGCAAGGTGGGCCGATTGATTACGGCTGCTATTTGCAACTAGCGCGGGTGAGGATTCGAACCTCGTACCTTTTTGCTATGGGCTTATTAGCTAGCCAGCCCCGCCGCGTGTCTATCCACGCCGCCGCCTTGTACAAAAGAATTATATCACAAATAGAAAAGCGCGAAGTGCCCTGTGTCGAACAGGCGCGCATCCATCCCGTAGCTATTCGGGGGTTCTGACAAATCGCGCAAGGAAATTATAGCATAGATGGCAATTAAAACCGAAAAACTAAAGATAGCCTACTTTGGCGGCGGTCCTGGTAGCGGCCCAGTGTTTCGAGCGCTGGCTTTGTGGAAAGCTATCCAGCGTTCGGGCATGGCAGACAAGATAGACTTTAGGGCAACGGTGTTTTGCCCTGGTTACACTCACCTGCTAGGTAAATGGGGTGTGCCTTGCTTTCCCGAACATATAGTTTTTCAAAACACCTTCCCACGCCCTGAACAGGCTTTGCAGCACCTGTTCAAGCACTTTAACCCTGACGTGTTTATTAGCAGCTACATCATTAAGCATGTGCAGGAACAGCTTGACGCAATGGACGTGGTTAGTCACAAAAACGATGGTAAGTGCAAAGCGTGGCTACTCATGCGTGACGTGGCTCCTGATACCTATAGCTGGCTAAAGAAGTGGGATTATGACCCTACTTTGTGGCAGGGTATTTTCACGATTGAACCAACCGCCTATGAGGAATTGAAAGCAGCCTGCTACCCATCGACCATCAAAACCATCCACCCGGTTAATCCGGTGATTTCGGTATGGCCGGATGAGCTTTTGCCAGCAGATGAGGCCAGGGCCGCGCTGTTAAAGCTTGGTGGTATCAGGGACTACGGACGGCCACTTGCGCTGGTGGCGCACAACGGACAATCAGGGCAAGAAATGGTAAAGATTAGCCAGAAACTTGGCAAGGTGTTGGGTAGCCTAAAGCAGCATACCCAAAATGTGTTCTTGTCTCAAAACCACTTTTCTAACGGCCTTTACCTTGAAAAGCCTGTAGCGCTCTATTTTGGAGGGGTTGATACTCTGGTGGCCGCGCCCGGACCTAATATGTTTTGGGAATGGCAGATGCTTGCAGCCTCACGCCCTAACACTAAAGCGGCGTGGTTCCCTCAAGCCAGGGACTATGACCCGCAAGAGCTAAGGGTGACTCGCTACAGTCAAGATGGCGGTTACTTTGCAGGTAAACCGTTTGTGAATGGGGCCGACCAGATTATAGCCAGAGTTACGGAGGGGTTGGTATGAGGAAATCGGCAACCTCCGGGGTATTCTCGCCAATCGGCCCGGATGATAGCCTCCTAAAGCCCTACGCGGTGTCAATGGGGCAAAACATTGGGGATGCTCGGGATAGGGCCGCGCCTATCGTGGTTAAAGCGGGCAATGTGCAAGGACAACTGCAAGTGCCAGGGCTAAAGGGCAAGGTATGGGGCCAGCGGCCTTTGCCGGGGGGCGGTTCCACGGCCATTATGTTCTACATGGAAACCGACGAGAACAATAACCCAAAGCAACCAGGAGCGGAAGATTTACAGGTTGGTGATTCAATACTACTCCAGGCCAATACCGATAGTAACCCGGTAACGTGGCGCTACGATATGCGTGCCAGCCAGGGCTCAAACTATAGCGGCTATGACATTGAAACCAGCCCGTGTTCTAACCCTAATGGTAGCGTGTGTTGGGGTGAGGAATTTCCTTGCCCCGGTTTCCCTACGCATACCTATGTGCCGGGTGATAGCCCCTTCGGGCAGGTAAATACTACCGGGGGTAATCACGGCCACCAGAATAGCGCTTTGAGAACCGCTAACCCGCCTGTTACGCCTGACGACGCTTTCATGTGGCAGTCAACTGACAATAATATAACTTACCGTTGGGATAACACCGCCACCAAATGGTTTGTTCAATCGGGCCGCACGAGTGGTACTTTTGTGGTGCGGCAATGTTCGGTAGACATAGATGCGGGGCAAGTTTGTGCGGAAAGCGGCACCGATGCGGTGGTACTGGCTGATAACACTACACTAGCCCAATTCGGCAAAGTGATAGGGATAGCGACGGAAAGCCGTACCGCAGGGCAGTTCATTGTCATACAGGAAAGCGGGGATAAGCAGCAAACCAACTTTTTTACCACCAATGCCAAGCTTTACCTTGATACGGCGGGCGGCTTAACCACCACCCCGCCAACCTTGAATGGTAGCGGATCGCAGCTTATCTTCCAGCAAATAGCGATTGCCAAGCAGGGCTATATAACCATCCGGCTTGGTACGCCTATCCTGACTCTGGCAACCCCTACTACTACGCCGGTGATTATCCCCTCGGCTGGTGGGGATGGGCTTGAGGTTGGAGTACCACCGGGCTCTAGTTTCGCGGCTGATTTTGGGGATGGGGCAAGCACTACTTATACGCTCACACATGGGTTAGGTACTCTGGACATTCTGGTTAAAGTACGCGCTACGGCCGCACCTTATGCAGATGTCGAGGTGGATGTGGAACGGCCCGACACAAACAACGTGACACTAGGGGTTAATCCTGCTCCGGCAACTAACGCGCTTAGAGTAATGATACAAAAGTTATAGGGGCAACATGACAACGCAATCATTCAGGCCAGTAGATTTTAATAACAACCCGCTTTCAAATATTGTGGTGGAAAACGTCACAAGCTTACCTGCGGCTGGTAACGAGGGCCGCTTGGTGTTGCTCACTACCGACGACACTCTTTATTGGGATGACGGTACAACCTGGCAACCGGCCGGTAGTGGTGCCGGGGGTGGCGTTACCTCTGTTACTGCCAGCGCCCCAATAGCCAGCTCAGGCGGCACCACGCCTAACATATCACACAATACCTCTGGTGTGACCGCAGCCACCTATACCAACGCTACGGTTGCGGTAAATGCTACCGGGCATATCACCAGCGCGTCAAGCGGTACGGCCCCGGTAACGAGTGTAAGCGGTACGACTCCAATCTCATCCAGTGGTGGCGCTACCCCTACCATTAGCCATGACAATTCGGGAGTTTCAGCCGCTACCTATACCTACGCCACCATTGATGTTGATGTGAAGGGCCACGTTACCGCAGCCAGCAATGGGACGGCCCCGGTTACAACCGTTACCGCTACCAGCCCTATAGTGTCTTCTGGTGGCACTACGCCAAACCTTACCCACGCTACCAGCGGGGTATCTGCGGCAACCTATACCAATTCAACCGTCACGGTGGACAATAAAGGCCACGTCACCAGTGCCTCAAGTGGCACCGCGCCCGTTACCAGCGTGTCAGGCACCGCACCAATTTCAAGCTCAGGTGGTACAACTCCAACGATTACCCACGATGCCAGCGCCGTAACCCCTGGTAGTTACACCAGCGCAGATATTACGGTGGATGCCAAGGGGCACATCACAGCCGCCTCTAATGGCTCAGGTGGTACGGTGCCGGATGCCTCGACTACCGTCAAGGGTATAACTAAACTTTCGGTTGCGCCTGTTAGTGGCACTAACCCAATAGCGGTTGGTGACAACGATTCAAGAATGACCGATGCAAGAACTCCAACGGGCTCAGCTGGTGGGGATTTGAACGGCACCTACCCCAACCCTAGTGTCAATAAAGCTACTACCTCAGTCTACGGCATTTCTAAATTAGCAACGGCCCCTGCTAGTGCGGGTGTGCCAATTGTGGTTGGGGATAATGATAGCCGTTTAACAGACTCTAGAACCCCTACGGGTAGCGCGGGCGGGGATTTGACGGGTACTTATCCAAATCCCACCCTCACAACCTCTGGTGTGAGCGCTGGTAGTTACACCAGTGCCAATATCACGGTAGACGCTAAAGGGCGGGTTACTGCGGCGGCTAATGGGGCTGGTGGCGGCACTGTAACATCTGTAACCGGCACCGCCCCTATAGCCTCTAGTGGCGGCACTACGCCTGCTATATCGGTTGCCATTACTACCACCAACGATGGCGGGGCAGTCGTCAAACAATCCTCAACCCCGGGCACCGCTCAAACCGGACACAGCAATATTAACGGCACCGGCACCTTCGGCTCAAGCTCGAATACAGGCAAAGCGTTACTAGGCACTAATAACAGTTCTAGTAACGCTACCGCAGATTTAACCAATGTCCACGCCACTGGCAACGCCCTGGTAGCGCAAAACAGCAGCACTACCATCGCGACTATTATTGGGGCTAATTCGAGTGCGGGGCCTGCTATTCAGGCCATATCAGCTACAGGTGGGATTGGTTTTACTGCCAGTTATAGCAACACATCTAATATGGCGGAATTTCGCAATAGTGGCGCTGGCAAGGGCGTGTTAGCAACTTCTACCAGCGGTAACGCAGTTGACGCAACGGCCACGACTGGTAGTGCTGGTGTGTTTGCCAATAATGGCTCTGGAACTACTGTTACCGCCACCAATAGCGGGGCGGGGGATGGGGTACTCGGTACAACTGCCAATAACGCTCAGTTTGGCGTAAAGGCAACTAACACGGCCGGTACGGATGGGGCAGGCGCGGCCGCTAAGTTCGATGGCGGCACCCATACTATCGGGGTGATTGCCGTAACTAACCACGCCACTAAAACCGCAGTTGATGCCAGCAATGCCGGGGGTGGGCCAGGGATTAAAGTTGATAGGCTGCAACTTGGTACAAGTTACTGGCTGGATAAAGGTTCAAGCTTTCCAGGTTCTCCTACTAGCGGCGACCAGTTTTACAGAACTGACAGAAATCTACAGTATTACTACGATGGTACAAGGTGGCTGTCCACCACCCTATATTCCCTAAGCTTAGGGGTAATCAACGGGGCTGGTATTCCTTATAGCGCTGGTGGCGTAGTGAACTTCTCTGACCGCCCTTTTAACTACGATATGTATATCGTTGATTTTATGGCCAGGTTTCAGGTAGCGGCAACTTTCGATGTTACTAACAACTGGAGTATCCAGTTACAACGGACTGATAGCTCGAACACCAATACCACTGTCAGTACCATTTCAACATGGGTAACGGCCCGAAGCGCTTCAACCTTCTATTTTGATGTGAACGGGACAATCAACACAGTGGTAACGATTGCTAACGGGTGGCGGTTTATCGTCAATCTTGTAAAAAATGCCTCACCAGGGGCTATTACAATAGGTGTGCCCAGCATGACATACCGACTTGTGGGTTAGAAATTGACAGGGGTGCCGCCCCTCACCTAACCAAACTGTCAGGCCGGAATAGGTAAGGGAACGGCAATAACAATCATATAGAGACAATGTTGAACGTGTCAATTGCACATTTTGTAACAACATTGTTGGGCCTGACTTTAGAAACGCAGGTGCGTAACGATGGATTTTAGTTTTTTATTCAAAGCTGAAACCTGGGGGGCAGTCTTTGGCGTAGGTAGTGCGGTAGTTGGCGGTTGGACCTTATTTTCAGCCAAGCGTAAAAAAACTGAAACTAAACACGAAGTTGATAAACAACTTAGTGAAACCGTTACCCCCATTATTCAGCATGTAGAAGAAAACAGGATAGCCCTCCAGGGCTTAAAAACCTTGATTGATGAGGTACAGTCCGAGAGAGATTACTATAAATCCGCACTGATAGCGGAACGTGAAGAACGCAAAAATGAATTAGCAAATCTTAAAGCTGAAATAGCTAAAATCAAACAGGAGCGCACCGCTGAAACCCTTGAAAATCAGGCTACCATCCAACAATTACAAACCGAACTCGATAGGGTAAAAACACAGCTTAACGCAACTTTGGCGCTTAACGAAGAATACTTGACTGAAAATAAACAGTTGAAAGCAAGAATTGATAAGCGCAGTACAGGTGAATTACGTGGCGAGTCACATGATACAAATTAACCTGGACTATGGAACAATCAACCGTTTAGATGGTTTACTCTTATTTCTCATATGGGGGCTGAGTGCCTTTGATTTAATTCGTCATTTCCCTAATCCCAATTGGGAAACACTAGCCGCCTTATTATTCTTAATAATGCTCAGGGCTTTATTTTTTGCCAGGTTGCCCGATGCATGGGGATTGACTGATTTCTCAGATCTTGTAGATGGCCCGGTGATTAGGTTTGTAACTTACTTCGCGGGGCTTGAGTTGATTGGTTACGGTTTGTGGGTACGGCACTGTAAAAGGCAACGTAAAAAGTTATTGGAGATGTAAAAGAATGATTGATTTACTAAAAGAGTTTGTAATAACCTACAAACCTTTTATCGAGACTTTGATTATAGGCGGGCTAGGCGCTGCAGTCGATGCTATCATTTTAGCTTTAACCGATGGAAAGCCGGATGGCAGCATATTCGCAATTGTGAATGTAGGGGTCTTAGCCTTCCTCAGCTATTGCACATCAAAAGGACGTGAGCTTGTGGCTAAGGATGTGCAAGCCGAGGCTGACAAGCGGGTGGCCGAAGTGCAAGCACCGTCAAACACTAACTTTTAGGAGGTACTTATGTATTGGGGGTATGTTCCGCAGTTACCCGGTGGTATTCAGGTTCAACCGTGGCATGGGATTATCCCGCCACCCGAACAGAACCACACCCATTGCCCGCATTGCGGCGAAGCTATCTATCATAAAGCTACGCCTTATTGGAGCGGGCCGGCTTGGGTTGTTACCACTAACACCACTATTGATTGGGGCCGGACTAACGAGGCTGATAGCGGTAATACTGGAAACCTGACTTTTAGTTCATCGGAGGTAGTGAAATGATATTCACATGGAAAGGCGCGACTTTTATCGCTAGTTTGATTTGCTTAGCACTTGCCGCACTTAGTGCCTTTGCTGGCAACCTGAGTTATCCGGCAACCCCGGCGCCAGCTAACCCTTGGTTTACCAGATTTGGCGGGTTCTTTTTCGTGCTTGGAGTACTTTTGTGGGAAATTTCAGACCACATCAATGTTTAATCCGTTTGCCACATAAACAGGTTTAGGAGGTAAACATGAGTTTGCAATGTAGATTAGTAGATATTCACGAAATCAGGGCTAAAGGTGAGCAAGTGCAACCCGGTGACATGTGGTATTACGGCAAAACGCTGGTAATCAAGTTACCCTGTGGCGATGATTGGGCACCTGTACATCCTAACGGTGCCGGTTGGGATATTACCGGAGAGCCGCCAAATATTACCGCAAGCCCTTCGATTATGGATGAACATTATCACGGCTGGCTAAAAGACGGCGTGTTCAGTGATGATACGGACGGTAGAACCTATGGTGGATAAAAGGTTAAAGCCCGCACGACTTGTGCCGATAGCCCAAATCCTGACAGAAGAAATTCATGCTAGAGGTTGGACTATTCAACAGTTTGCCGAAGAACTAGATTTGGATGAGCAGTTAGCGCAGGGGCTATTCTTTGGCGCTTACCGTATGCATCCAGATTTAGCCGATAGAGTAGGCAAAGCCTTTGGCACTAGCGGGGAAATGTGGACTAATTTCTTTAGGCCGTATGATGAGGACTAGATTGGCTGGTAACTTTGTTTGTCGAGCAAGATAGGTTAAACCGAATTGCCCGCGCTGAGAGATTTAGAAACGATGCTGTTAGAAATGGTACTGGATGCAAAACTTGCCGCTGTGACTATTCCGGCGTTAGATGGGTAAAAGAAGAATTGGTTAATGGGGTGTGTAGCACGTGCCGCCTGCGCGGGAACCGGCTACCACAAGTTTACTATACAGATGAAATTACGGGTTATAGCCTGGATGCTTAGGAGGGATTGATGGCACTTAAAGAACCACCAATTGTATATAGACTATTGGACGGTAGGTCTACCGACCCGGCTAGAAAAAGGCCATCATGGGCTAAACCCCGTTTGATTGTTTGTCACATCCAGCAGGGAACTAATGACCTACATGACTACTGGAACGGCTCAAATATAGATGCTGATTGTACTGTGTGGTGCCAGCAGTCAGGAATATTGAACCGTTTTTTGCTGGATGATGTGACACCCTGGACTAATGGTGACACTAGTAATCCAACCCTATCCAATCCGGTGATTAACGACATCTACATAAACAAAATACCGATTTATGGTCCTGCACCTAATGGCACTGGCATATTCAACCATTACAGCTTAACCGTCGAACACCAGGGCTTTGACTATACTGGAATAACAGCAGCGCAAGCGGAAAGCACTGCGCAAATGGCGGCTTACTGGTGTTCAATCTACAATCTTGACCCTATGGTTAGCATCGTTGGGCATCGGGATATTGGCAAGAAAACCTGCCCAGGTGCTAAGTTTCCACTTGAACAAGTTAGAGCTAGAACAAAGGAGTTATTAACCGCTATGAACCCCAACCCTTACAATTACGCCGTTGGAAAAGGTTTTTTAGATTATCTAAAAGATGTGATCCACGAGCAAGCCGCCACCGAAGAACGATACATTAAAAATGCGCCCGGTGGGGTTAGCGTTTTAAGAACGATGCAAGGTAGTCTTTTAATGGCTACTCAGGATATAGCGCCTGGCGGCTCTTACCTGCCAAGTTGGACAATTACCAAACTGGCCTGAAATATACCCAACTCTCTCATTCTCTCCCACCCGCGCCCCTCTTGCTTCACTCCCGAGGCAAGGGCGTGGCGCGGGTAATCTCTCCATTTTAAGCTTCATTTTCAGCACAAAAGCCACTAAACTGCGGTGGCTTCTTTTTATCCCACTAAACCAAATTCTTTATTCATTCGTTCTCGCCACGTCTTAGACTTTTGCCCTGATGCCAATTGTTCAATTATCTTCAATCGTACCGCTTCTACATAGGGCTGATTGTACGATTCAGGGTTATATGTCCCAACCAAATCAATTGCTTGTTTTGGCGTATCAATAAAAGTCGATTTAGCACTGGACTGGCAATCCCAACCCGTATAATCACAACCGCCCTGTAAATAAACCATCCTTTTATCAATCAGGCGCAAAATCCAAACCCAATCCCGTTCATCACCTTCACCTTGATAAACAGCTAGTACCTTATCTATATCAGGAAGTCCAAAACCGTCTTGCGGGTTCTCATGCAAACATGCCGTTAAATCCCAATCAATACCCTTTTCGATATCCGCATATTCGTAATAAGCTTTTTCTTCCATTGCCTTACCCCTTCTTACTGTTCAATACCTGATTAACCAGTGCTATAGCCGCCTTGTGGCCTTCTAGCGCTTCCTGTTCGGTGCTATAGCGTTCTTGCCACTCATCAAGCTCTGGTATGCCATCACAAAATATCATAGTTTCAAATATCAAGGGCGGGCCGTCCCTGAAATTATGATTTACTCCTAGCCAAACGGTTGATACTAAGATACCTTCATAATCTGTCCTATCAACTATTTTATAATTTTCATCCTCTAAAAGCCTGCCCAACTCATTTATGCCGATAGGCTCACCTTGCCTATTGTAATAATAGCTCATAACCCCTACTCCCCTTTCAACTTATTTATGGCAAGCAGTCCAGTAATTTAGAAATATCATCAATTTTGTCTTTCAAAGAGGCTCTTAATCTCTCAATTTCTGCCTGCTGTGCTTCCTCAAGTGTTTTGTAATGCGGGCCATTGTAGTAGGAATAATACTCATCATTCTCTTTTAACACCTGGCCGCTTACGGTTGTGGCGGTTTTTAGCCACCAGACCTCAGTTATAGAACTCCTCAAATAAAACTTACCTCTCACAAGGTCTTGTTTTTCCCACACTTAAACCTCCTACCCTAGCGCCTCAATTGCGTTAGCGCCTTCACGAAGGGCGTTAGCTTTGTCCAGACACGTGTAATAAGGCGCTGGCCCATAACTATCAAGTGCTTTATCAGCCTGTAACGAATAATCATCCGCCATAGCATCCAACCGCTCTTTAGCCTCCTGCAAAGCCTCGGCGCGGCCTGCCTTAAACGATGCTTCTTTTTCCTTTTGCAAGGTGATTGCAAACAGTTCGTTTCTGGTTTCAAACAACAAGCATAGCATTATTACCGAGTGGCAAGCCCGGCAGTGTTTTTGGTCAGGGCTTCCATCGGTAGCCAGTCTATAGCACTTCGCACATAAAACCCACACTCTAAGGTGAGCGGGGCATTTCAAAGTATTATCACCCTCTGGCACCAATCGGGTATCACAGGTCGGGCAATGCTCGATAAAAGTCTTTTCCCTGATAATCTCAGCAATATTAAACATCCAACTACCTCCTAAACCTGTTTTGCCTTATCCCGGACATTAACCAGAAGTGTCATAACCAGATTTTCTTTGGTTTCAGTTATAACTTGAAAATCTCCCCAATAAGGCGGTTCATCTGCCCGGTAGTTAAATACCCGGTGTGACCATTCCCTAATATCTTCGGTACATTGCCAGCCTTGCCGTTTTAAGCGAGTGCAATACACCCTGTAAACCCGCCAAACATCTCTAAATAAAACCTCCTCTGGCAATTCTTGAAAACGCTTTTTCCAGGGTATTTCTACCCAAAGGGGCGGCTCAATGTCTAGCACTATGGAAGGGCTAATTATAGGGAAGCCCCTATTACCTACCCCTATCCCGTATAATTCAGTAATCCCAAAGTTCATCCAACTACCTCCTGCCGCCGTGGGTGGGGCGGTTATCTTATGTTCTTAGATTCGGTGTCATAGGAAACATCCATCACCAGATGGAAATAACCCAAACCCGCCTCACTCGGTAATATTTGCCAGGTGTTAAGTACGGGCTGGATAATCCAAAAATCCTCAGTGTCAATATTAGAGCAAATCGGCTCGTAAGTGGATAAATCACCTATAACAGTATTCAGAATATCGCCAGCTTGCTTAATCCCAATGTGTTCGCACACTATAAAATCTCTATGCATAACCCTCACCCCTGCTTTGAAGCCCGCGCACTTGTGGCGGCGGGCCGCTGCTTTTTCCATTACCTGGTTGATACAGGTTCCCATATTTCAGCACAGTAGCAGCATAAGGCTTTTGCGTAACGAGCCTCTACTTTGCCGCACTTACTGCATAGGCGTACAGGGTTGGCTACCATTCGCCACTTTTCAAGCCATTCCTTAGCCGCCAGGCGGCGTTCAGCGCACCGCTCTTGCTTCAAATTATACTCAGCTTCGTCGGTTAAGCCAACATAGATTTTGCTGGCTGGTAGTTGGGTTGCCATTACTTCACACCCCTTCCAGTAGCCTCATCAACCGACATGTCACCATAGCCGTTCTGATAAAGCCACAATAGCCCACTCTGAAAAATCTTGGTTTGCTTGCTGTCGGTGTTATGCAGGTAGCGCACCGCTTCATCTTTGCTAGTGCCCGCCCACGTCTGAAACACCTTTGCCTTTAGTTCAAGCTGTGCCTCGGTGCAATCGCTCAGCGCGGTTTGCTTCATTAGTTCCACGAACTCTTTAACGGTTGTCATTCCAAAACCTCAACTTTCTGCCGTCTTTGTACCGGCTAACCCATGCTTTACCCACTCTCCGCTTTTGGCGCTGTAACCAGATGATGGTAGTGATTACCACTATCACGGCTGCCTGCCACCAATACTCGACTGCCAACTCTAGCACCTTGCCGAAAAGCAAAAGGGCTGCCGCTACCAGGGCAACCACTACTATAGTTTTACCTATCATGGCCGTGGCCCCGCTGCTACCCCGATGTAACCAACCCAGGCAATCGCACCGCCCAGCAATGTGGCTACTATTAGCGCAATCAAAAGGACTGTGAAGATTATCAGGGCTCTTGAGGGTTTAGCTGGCTCGTTGTAATCCCCTTCGTGTAGCCAATTGTCTTTAGAGTTGCTCATTATCTCATCCCCCATCCGCAATCAGCACACGCGCCACAATAGCCGCACCTGGGGTCAGGGGATTGGCTCACGTCTTTGCCGCTTCTGGCACCCTCCAATTCCTGTTGGGATACTTCGGCCAGTTTGCGGGCCTTGTTGCCGCCCGCTTGTAACTTGATTAACTCGCTAATTGAAAAATTAGGCTTGTTCATATAGAATGTGAATCCTTTCTGCAAAGTTAGGAGTTAAGCCCCGCATCCCGCCAAGTTTGCCGGGGCTTAACCTTTGGTTGTTATTTGTGCCTTAACTCCCTCATTAGGAGTAAAACGATAGCTGGTATAATGTCACGATAACCGGGTTTCCAATACTCAATCCCGGCATTAGCGCAAAGATCTACTACCAGATTGTTGTAATGTAGCCACGCAGTATCAAACTCCTTGCTTCCGGTTTCGTGAACTTTCCCCTGTTGGATAAGTCTGGTAATCAGCCTATACTTGCCTTCTGGCTCATTGGTTATATCTTCCCACTTATAACCACCGCAATGATAAATCTTACCCCTATCGCTGATAAAGTAATCTTTAGTAGTGGCACGCCTATCCCACTCTTGACCAACTTCAACCACGACCGGAGTAGGGGTTTCAAATTCATGATCGTAAGCAATAAAGTTGCCCATCCCATCCTCTGCTACAATCTCATATTCTGGTTGGCGATCTTGAGGTTCCATTGGATTTACCATCACTTTTACCTTCCCCTGTCAAATTTGACAGTTAAAAATTTGTTTGTTAAAACCCTTGTAATTCTTTAAGCCAGTCGCAAATCGCCATATATCGGGCTTGCAACTTTTTAAAATCGTCAACTCTGTTTTGCCAAAGTCTAGGATGATTAACCGGGTCAGTGCTTTCTGCTAAAACCGCAGCCTCATCCATTCTAACGACTAAATCTTTTTTATGACCTTCGATTAAAGTTATAATTCCATCCATCACTCCCACCTCCCTCTCCCCTCCACGCGAGGGGTTTTGGTTGTCTTGTTACTTCTTGGTAATCATCACGCTACAGCCAGGGCGGGTACAGCAATACCACTTGTTGCCTTCTTCTTCATGGTCAAATACCAATTCATAGCCACACTTGGGGCAGCCTTTAGCGTGTTTTCGCTTAATAGCTTTTATTTCTCTAGCGAGAATAGGCGGGTAACTTACCCCTGGTTGTTTCGGTAAAGTGTCAAGTGCTAGTATTGCCCTCTCAATAGCGTGGCTAAATCTCTCTAACTGTTCTTTGTCCACCCCATCACCTCCTTCCTCCTCCATATAGGAGGAGGTTTGTTAATCCTCGGTTGTCTAACTTTCACGCCTGTTGAAGTGTTTACTTTTGAACCGGCTGCTGGAAATTTATCTTAGGTAGCCTTACCGCTGAGCCGCAAGTATCACAAAGTATTATCTTGCCGCTCTCATACTCGCCAGGGCCAAAAACATAAGACCCGCTTTTCTCACTGATTATTTCCTCGCACTCAGGGCAATAAACATTCACCGCCGCTATAATCACTTTAGTTGTCTTTGTTTTCATCACTCCCACCTCCTCTCCCCTCCACGCGGAGGGGTTTTGTTAATCTTCAGGCTAAATTATTTTTCTTAGCTTTTTTACCTGGGCAATCATCTGAACATCGGTCGCATTTTTCCATGCTGTAAATCTCAGACGGCTCCCCCAAAATAGTGTGATACTTTGAAGCGTCGTGATTTAGGTAACTAACGGCTGCGGCAGTCGCGTTCAAATCTTGGTTGGCACAAAACTCATAGAACTCGGTTTCGTACTCGGTCACTAGGTCGTCCCCATCATCATAGTGAGTGATGGCCGTGTCTACCAAAATACAATGGTCGTTCATCTAGTTACCCTCTCCTTTCTCTTTTTCAAGCCTTGCTTTGATAATTCTCAGTAAGGTTTTTGAGTCTATTTCGGTGCAATCTGCCAACCACGCCAACGTCTTTTTCAAAAGTTGCTCGGTTTCACTTGGCGGGTTTGGCAAACTAAATTCCCAGGGTTTTAATAATTCTGAATTTTCGATTTCTTGAAAGCTCGGTAAATTGTCAACTTCCATAGGTTTTAATCTAATCCCTACCGAGTGCCCATTAATAACCGAAAATGCTTTAATCCCTAACCCTATCGCAGTAGCATTGGCAAAAGCTAAAATAAATTCACGAGGGTATGACTGGTCAAAATTTGCTATCATTTTGTGACTGACCCCACCGTGTTCATTTGAATAACGATAAGTCAAGCCATACCAGATGTGTGTCCTACCCTTTTCAAAACTAACCTCATTTATGTATAGGTATAATGATTTTTCTTCCACTACAGCGCCGCCAGCTTTTGATATTCTTTTTGGGTAATCACGATTTCGCTATTGCCTTCACGGTTACGGATAACGAAGCGCCCCGCACCGTATTCAGTACCCTTATCAATAGCTTCCCAGCCGTGGAAGCGAACACATTGTTCATTGGTAACTTTCCAGTAAATCATCCCCTTACCTCCTGCCGCAGGCTGCGGCGTTAAATCTTGTGGTGGGCCGGTTGGTTACGGCTTACCCTGCTAATAATTCTTTGATAACTTCTAACTCAGCTTTGATCTGCTCAATTTCAGCCTGGGCGCTCTTTGGGAAATAGGTTACTAGGTTTACAAGTTTGTTGGTAAGTCTGGTTTGCTCTTTATAAAGTTCGTTACGGGCTTCGCGCTCTTTGGCTGTCATTTTCTTCTCGCTTTCTGGTTTGTTTTGTTTGCTCTTTACTCTCTTATTGTATCACTAGCGTATCACTCTGTCAAGAGTTTTACAGACCAATTTGCGAAATTCGTATCACAATAGCATTGCAAGTGTATCAATTTAATGCTATGATAAGTTGAGTTGAAAGGGGGTGATTAAATGAAACTATGGGCCATGATGCAAGAAAAGGGCTATTCCACTAGAGAACTGGCTAAAAAAGCTGACATAAGTACCGGCACTCTTAGCTTTATTTTATACGGACGGAATGGAAAACCTTACTTAGCTGGGCCAGGGGTACGCCGAAAAATATGTGATGTGCTAAAGTGCGAACCAAGAGATATTGATGAATTTGCGGCGGCAATAGATGATTACATAAAAAAAGAAAATCGCCGGAATAATGTGGAACTAGCCCCGGCGATTTAGAGACAGGCGCGACAGTTTGACGGCTCCGCGCTTTGCCTATTTTATATAATATCACGAAAAGGAGGCAAGCGAATGAACGATGGGACAGAAGAAACAATCGAATATATGACAGAAGAGGAAATCATTACAGAAGGCCGCAAAATAGGTAAGTGGCAAAAAGAACTTTACGCCCGTTTTGGAGAGGAATTAAAACCAATCCTTACTAGGATTAGTATTGAGGAGGTTTTAACCGTAAGGCAAGCTTTTTATGAGGTTCTTCAAGAACGTGACAACCTGAAAGCCGAAAACGCCGCCTTGCGTGAGCGGGTGGCGCGGTTGGAAGTTCGAGAAGCCGAGTTGATAGCACTCCTTGCGAATGATGAGGAAGCCTATGAAAAAGCCCTAGATGCAAAAAGGGCGCTGGAAGTCAGGGAAAGTGGGGAGGGATGATTGAGCTAGTCAAAGGTGATATTTTCAAAAGCGAGTGCCAGGCGCTTGTTAACCCGGTTAATTGTGATGGTGTCATGGGTGCTGGCCTTGCTTTGAAGTTCAAAAAGAAGTTTCCACATAACTTTTATGATTATGAAACTGCTTTGAAAATCGGTGAGTTGAAACCGGGTAAGGTGTTTACCTGCCTATATTACAAACAGGAAATTATCAATTTCCCAACCAAAAACCATTGGCGGGATAATTCTACCTATACCCTAATCACAACTGGACTAGATGCGCTGCAAAAAGAAATAAAAGAACGGGGTATTAAGTCGGTAGCGGTCCCTGCCCTCGGTTGTGGATTAGGCGGGTTAAACTGGAATGATGTTTTACCGCTAATCGAAACTAGGTTAGGCGAGGATAAACTACCGGGTGTATTGGTTAAAGTTTATCCACCAAAGTAGGGTCCACGCGGTTTATTGATTAGTTTTTGGGAGAGTTTGAGAATGAACAGAATTATTGGTTTAGTAATCTTTTGGGTGTTGGTCGGCGCGATGCTGATATTTACCGCCGCCCATACTATCAATTTTATCGGGCAGACTTTGCCCGGTGACAACCAGGCTACAGGCTTTTTTGCATTAGCGGCTTTTGATGTTGGCTTGGTTGGATGGGCCTGGGTGTTTCAACACGTAGCCAGGGGTACGGCACAGCGCGCTATTTCGGCCATTATGGTGGGTTTTTCTTTCCTCGGATTAGCAGCCGCATTCTTTGCTGATACTTGGATACAAGCCGGTAAGAGCAAAATAGCAGGCAAAGCTAACGAAGATTTTGTAAGCGTTGCTATTTGGGTTACTGCTGGTATTGTGTTGTTACACGTTTTGGCCGGGGTAATCTTCCACCTGACAGACCCAAAGTTGAAAAAGCAACGGGATGAGGAAGATTTAGAGAGTGCTATTGAGGAAGAAGCCCGCAAGATGGCTCGTCAAAATGTGAAAGTGTTAGCGGCTCAGCTTGCACCTAGACTTGCAAACCATACCCTTAACCAGATGTCTACTCGCTATTTATCTGGTGTACAGGAAATGCAAGTGCTGCCACCCGCACCTAGACCAGAGCCTAAAAAGGATTTAGCCCAAACCACACCCCTTTACTTTTCGGCCGATGGTGGGGATAATGGAACTGAGCAAGAGGAGGCCGGGCCGGATAATGGGCAATCCCCTTTTCACTCAATAGTGAAGCGGTTGAAGGGCCGGTAACAACCGTAGCTCTCAAACCTAAAAGGGTAAAAACCCGTACTCGCAAATGTGCTACTCCCGGTTGTGAAATCCGCTTTGTACCTACCCGTTCGGATCACATTTACCACGACCGGAACTGCGGTAAAAATATCCGAAAAAAGTAATGACGTGGCGTCATATTAAGCTCGTAGCGAGTAACTAAATGTCGCAAACAATCGCCAATCCTACCACTAATAAAAAGCTCGGTAAGCGTTACGTTTTCCGGGCTTTACTCGTACCTGCTACCTGGACAATGGCGGCGGCGGTAAGGCTACTTAAAAGCGAAGGCTCAGAGAAACACCCTTGCCGCTATATCCTCATCAATAACAGTTACTTTGTATTTGGGGATGATGGGAGCGATGCGCGGAACGGACACCCGCTAACCTGCATGATACCGCCACCTGAATTACTCGCTGAGTGGAATAAGACTAGATTTGTGGAAAGTGATTAGTTTGACATAAACACTACGCACCCCGCCCCACCTCCCGCCACTTTCTATGCAATCTGCTATGTTGCAAGGGGTGGTAAGATGTAGGCGGTGACATAGAATATCCTCAATGCATAATCTACAAAGCGCGGCCTGGCGGTTGCGCCTTTTTACTTTGCCTAAAATTTGCACTCCTATGGTACAATGTAAACATCAGTCTAAACTTATATCGCTTTAAAATCCCTCGCTTTTATCAGCTAATTATGATATTTTTAATCGAAAATAATCATTGGATGTTAATATCGTCATTTTACAATTTAATGATTATTTGCCAAAATAATAAGCAATAACTGATATTAATAAACCCCAATTGATAATTTTAGACATAAAAATAGGCCACTCTCTTATAAAGTGACCCAGCCGTGTAAAACTCTTACCCTATTCTATAAGCCTATAGGTTAGGGAATCTGGCATAACTAAAGGTACTTTGAGCTTGTCAAACCCTTCTTGCCGAGTACCATTACACTCAGGCAGTTCCTTGATACTAATCTTGATCGGCCATAGCTGATAACAGGGTTCATTATCCATCAATCTCTTGCACCTGGCAATAAGTTCCGAGGCTATTGCCCCGGCCTGCTCTGGTAAATTCCGGTACTCCTCCGCAATCCTTATAATTATATTCCCCTTGACGGTCCTTACTAACCCGCCCTTTACATCTCCATACCACGTGCCGAAGTCAACCATGACAAAATTAGGTTCGTTGGTTTTTTCCATACTAAGTCCCTCGCTCGTAAAACTCATAATAACTAAAATTGGGTTGTGGGGGGGGCGTTCTACATTGAAACTAGAAATATAGACATATAAAATTTGTAATGCATGGCACTATAATACACGCCAAACATTACGAACTTAATTACGATAGAGACATTTTACCACGAGTTTTATTTGATTTAAATCACACGGATTGCTCAGTATCATCTTTTGGGGTTGACTTGGAGCTATTTTGTTTTTTGAAAAATTTAATAAAATCTTCAAGGCTATTAGCTTTACCCTCAAATGCGGTAGCTAACGCATACATAGCTTCCATTTGCTCATCATTCAGGGATGCCAGGGGGTCACGAGCCGGGGTTGGGGTAAATGGCTCACTGCCATATTCTCTTTTCCATAAAATAAATTTCAGATAATCTTCTAGCTCGACCATTTCTTCCACTGTAAAGTCAACAGGCAGTTGTAGCATTTTGGAATTTTTCAAAAGCCCGTCCGGGCCTAACCTATCAGCCAGGGCGTTGAAGAATTGGCCGGGATTATCACTCATGCCTAATGCATCCGCTACCCTTACAATCCAATCAATCGACGGTTGCTCATGGCCGTTTTCAATCATTGAAATGTAATTTTGCTTGGTTTCGGCTGCGGCGGCTAACTCATATTGGTTCATCCGCACCATCTTGCGACGTTGCTTGATGAACTCCCCGAGCTTACTTGGGTATAACAATTGTTTTTTGTCCAGACTATTCAGCATATTTAATCAAACCCTGCACTCAAATACTTAACCTGATTCTAACAACCTATAATCGAAAATCAATACCAGATTAGATAATACAAAATAATCAGTTACATAAGCTATAGCTGATATTTTGTTACCCAACTCAGCTTTGAAAAAATCACCTTGTTGGGTATCACTTCTGGCTGATATTTATATTGACAAAATATCAGTCAGGGCTTACAATGAATATACAATCTAGTTTCACAAAATTATAAGAAAAGGACTTTTAAATTGCCAGCACATAAAAAACCCGAAGATGAGAAATCTGAAACCCAGTGTCTTTACATTAAAAAAACTTTACTGGACTGGCTCAAATCCATTTCGCCAAATAAAGGTGATATGAGCCGCCACGTAAACGCCGCCCTTGAAATGTACCGCAACTCGTTTAGCAACAATTAACAGTTAGAAAGGGCCACCTAAACCATGCCACGTTATGAATACCACAAGACAGGTCGGATTTACGGTTTGATTGACCCTAGAGATCAAGAAATTAAATATATCGGTTCCACGAGTAAATCTCTTAATGCAAGGTTGGCAGGGCACCGAACTAGTCATGGTGAATGTGCTCGTCATTTATGGATTCGTGATGTTCAATCCAGTGGTTACCAGCCAGAAATTTTTGAAATTGAAAAATTATGGGTTTCAAAATTAGCTGAAGCTGAAAAGTTTTGGATTAGTTATTTCAAAATGCTAGGAGCAAACCTGACTAATATGCCAACTCATAAACGAGTAAGCAAAAAACTAAAGCTACCCACTAACTAACTCTACTCAACCGGCCCACGCCACAACACTAAATAAGGAGCCACCACAATGTCACAACAACAATCCAATCTAGCCCAATCCATTATTGACAGCCAAAAAGCCATTGACGAAGAAATTCAGGCGCTACTCAAAGAAAAAGAAGCGCTGGCGGCTGAACTGGCTAAGCTCGGTAAAGGGCGGTAGTTATGCCAAAAGCAATTGAACTTTTACAGCCCCGAGCCTTGAGAGTGTGCGGGATACCGCTCGACACCATAAGGACAAAAATAGAAAAAAGTTTCAAGCTTGGCGATAGAGAACTACTGGCGATTGATCGGCACCGCGACATAGTGATACCGCGCCACGTCTTTTGCCACTTCTGCAATTCACTAGGCTACGGGTCGTCCGATATAGCGCGGTTTCTTGGTATGCACCACTCGACTGTTATCCACTCGATAAGCAAGGCTGAGGAATTGATGAGGCGAGAGCCTAATCTGAAATTTCACTATAACAAAATTTCGAGGGAATTAAAGGAGGAAGTAGCGTAATGAAACCACATCAATCCGATTACGAAAAGTTTGAGCAGCTTAAAGACGACAGTGTTAGCTTATCTCGCCAGTGGCTTGAAACCTCGGATGAGCCGACCTTAAAAGCGTTGGTGAGTGACTATCAAAATATCGTGGAACGCCAGCGACAAATCATTAACCAGCAAACAGGCGGTATTGAGGCCATTTTGGAAGTTATGGCAGTTGAGCTAATGATGGATGAGAGCCTGGGGCGTTAGCTCGATAGCCCGTGTTGCCTCGTGCAATGCGGCGGGTGTGGGATTTAAGTTAAGGCCAATTACGCTTTTTCTTAGTTAGCAAAATCCTGCATCCACCGGATTGCATGTAGCAATCCTAACGGTATCTCAACTTCTTTGTTACCCGCAAAGCAGTTGGTACATTAGGCGCTTTGGCAGTTCCGGCCGGAGCGCCACATAAACATTAACAACCCTTATATGCCAAACCACGAGGCTAATAATATCGGGGTAGAAAGGAATATCTCTTTCTAGGGTTAAATGTTCAATTTACAACTTCATTCTAGCAAGAAGTATTTATTCTTGCAGTCCAACTGTCAGGCAACCCTGAGCCGCTTAATCAGGGATACATGCGGGTTTGCAGACCACAGGGAGTTCACGACTTCCGGCCCGCACCTCAATAGTTAAATGCGAGCACACAAGCGCCTGGGCTTGCAGAAGGGCAAGGGCGCTGCATCAAAATCAAGGAGAGTTTATGAGTGGTGACTTAGACCTAATCAAAATGTTAGCGGAAGCGTCAGGGGTAAATCTTGCCAACCCTGCGGCCCTCGGCGCTTTCTTATCAGGTGATATTGAGGATGCCATTGTAGCCAGTACACCGGGCGGGATTGTGGCACAAGAGGCCGCAGGCCAACGGGCTTTAGTTAGCGGCGAGTATCTACCGAAAGACCGCTTACCACGTGAGCAGTTAGAGCAATTAGGGTTTAAGTTCGGCAAGGATAAAGACGACCTTTTTATTTATTGCCAGTTCCCCGAGGGATGGCGCAAGGAAGCCACCGACCATAATATGTGGAGTAAGCTGGTCGACCCGCAAGGGCGCGAACGCGCCATGATGTTCTACAAAGCCGCGTTCTATGACCGCAGCGCCTTCATGGGTTCTCTGAAACCCCGTTATCAAGTCTCGAAAGAGTATGGCGCTTACCCCGAAAAAGATAATTACGATAGCCACTATAACCATTTCCGAGTTGTAGACAACAACACTGGCGAAACCATTTTTCACACCGAAGATTACGAAAATTACAAAAAGGCTAAATCCGAGGGCCGCGAACATAACTGGCGTGATGAGGATGCTTTAGAAAAAGCCGCTAACGGCGTGGCTACAAACTGGCTTGCCAAAACTTATCCCGATTACGAAAGCCCTTTGGCTTACTGGTAAATCGTTAGGTCCAAGTTGAAAAGAAGCCGGGTAGAGCGAGTACCCGGCTGTAGGTGTGCATTTAGCAGCGCCGATGAGGTGGCGCTTGAGGATTTTAGAGGGCTAAGAATTTTTTTATTTTAAGGTGCCATTGCAACTAAAACAATGATACCAAACGGGTTAAGTGGTGAAAAGGGGTCTAGGGGTTATGGGTAGGTTGGTAAATGTATCAATAGGATTGATAAAAAATGAACAAACCGCGCATCGAGTTATTTCCTCCGAAAGAGGATTTAGAGGCGCTATGGGAATTGTTAGAAAAAGCCAAGACTGAAAGCGGCCTAGCAAAGCAGCAAAATATCGTTGAGGCAACTGAACAAGTTGAATTGTTGATAGATGCCTACGAAACGTACCAGCAGGCAAGAAAAGGACAGAGTTATGAACGACCACACACAAACCCAACCAATCAGCGAAGATAAGGCCATTATCGAACTCATTCAGGAGTTAAAAGCCCGTATTCAGGTTTTAGAAGAAGATAGCCAGGATAGCGAAACCCGCCTTGAGATAATCGAGGACCGGGTATTTTCCGATGTAACAGGGGAGCCGGAAGATGGATAAATCAGACGAAAACGAGGCTTTAGCTAAAGCTTTGATAATGCCGCCTAAACCTTTGCCGCCAGTTGATACCGCCCGCAGTTGGGTAACTTTCAAAGGCCGCGTGTTCACCGAACGCCCGCCGCTTCCTATAGCCCGCATAAGGTTTGGTGGGCGTTCTGAGCATCTAAGGTGGGATGGTACAGCATGGGTAACAGATAACACGTTTAAGCAGCAAAACCTATTTGAGCCAGCACCAGACCAAGACCCGATTGACGCGTGACAATTCCAACCTTTTCAGGAGGCATCTACAGATTGGTTACTGAGAGAATTTTGCCCAATTCTCAAAATTACTTTAGCGGCTGCAACATCACGGGGTAGAGAACAACCGCACTCGCAAGAGTGCCAACGTTCACTAAGTTCTTTAGCCTTGATATTGCCGCAATCAGGACAAGTCTGTGAAGTGCCGTTGGGCCGAACTTTAATCAGCTTACTACCAGTGTATTCTACTTTGTAGGTAAGCATATTGATAAAAGTTGACCAACCAGCATCAACAATAGACTTTGAAAGACCGCTTTTAGCGGATGCACCGTTAGGCAAGAATGTTTGAGTAGTTTCGTCAAATTTAGGTTTAGCGCGTTTTGTGAGGTTACTAACTTGAAGTTTTTCAACCACAATCAAACTATAAATTTTAGCCAGCTTAGTGCTCAGCTTGTGGTGAAAATCCATACGCTGATTTCTAGTTTTGCGGTGTGCCCTGGTAACTGCTTTTTTAGCTTTGATTTTACGAAGATGGTTTTTATCGGTGTATTTAAGCCAATCAGCATGGCGCTGCACTTTGGCAAGGCTCTTTTGAGACTTACGGTAATGGCGTGGGTTTTCGGTTTGGTTGCCATCGGAATAACTAGCAAAATACTCCAATCCAACATCTATACCTATTTGTGGCCCCTCGTGAGTTGCGGGTTGTTCAAAATCATACTCAACACTAAATACAACATGCCAATCAAAGCCAGAACGTTTAATGGAAATGGTTTTTACTTTGCCAATAACTTCACGATGTATCCGAACTTTGATAGTGCCAATCTTAAACAGTTTAAGTCTGTTATTAACCAAAGACCAACCACCATCCATAACAAAACTATTATATCTTTTACTGTTTTGAAACCGTGGGTATCCTGGTGCCCCACCTCTTTTGCAGCGGGAGTAGAAAGCTTTGAAAGTTTTATCTACACGTTGCAAAACTTCCCTCAAAGTATGTGCGAGAATTTCTTTAAGTTCTGGCCTAAACTCTTTTATCTCGGCCATCTGCCTATCCTGATCGTAAAAATTTATACTTTTGCGGCACATTCTCCATGCATCCCGGCGTTCTTGAATAGCGGCGTTGTAAAGTTCACGGCAAGAACCAAGAATATGTTCAAACTTCTTTACCTGGGCTTTAGTTGGGTAAAGTTTAAATTTATAAGTTTTGTGAGTAATCACTTTTGCAACCGCTCCAACTCAACTTTAAGAATGCGTTCTAAAACTTCGTACTGTTTTTCACCTGTCATAGCAGCAATTATGCGGATTAACCGCAAAGCTTCAGGTGTCATTTTAGTTGTTATTAGCTTTTCCATAGGTGTAATTATACTACATTTAGAACTAAAAATCAAACCGCCGCTTCGGTGCCGGTAGTCGAGGGGTGTGAGGATGCTTTACTTACATCACGGCTTCCCAGGGTACAGATTAGCCCCAAATGCCGCTACTTGGGAAGGGCAATTATTTCCCAACCGTGAGGCAGTAGACAAATGGCTAAAAGAAAACGGGTATGAATGGGCCTGCCAACTTAATGGCTATATTGAAGTATGGGATAAAAGTAATGCTAAACGATATTGAAAAGGCCCGCCTGACTGTTATGCAGGCGCGGCGGCAAGAGTGCGAGGAATGGCAGATAGTCGCCAAAGCCGTTGAGAAGTCCATACAAGCGCCTGAGCCGCCTGGTGCGGCCCGTGAACTGTTGTTGCCTGCCCTGTGGGTGCTGGCGGTGGTTGTGGTAATTGTGGTGCTGTTGGTGGTGGGGCGGTAATGTTGAACGAAATCACACTAGGTAAATGGGAGGATTGGCTTCCGAAGGTTGAAAGTCAATCGGTTAGATTGGCGCTGTTAGATATGCCTTACGGAACTACTGCTGATGATTGGGATGTCATACCAGTTCTTGAAGATTTATGGGCTGAATTAAAACGAGTGCTATTGCCTAACGGGGCTGCGGTTTGTACCGCTAACCAACCTTTTACCACAATTCTAATCAATAGTAATTTCAAATGGTTCAAGTATTGTTGGGTGTGGGATAAAGTACGCCCTGTAGGGTTTCAAAATGCCAGATATAAACCAATGATGCAGCATGAAGATATATGCGTATTTAGTAAAGCTTCCCACGTTTACAACCCACAAATGAGAAAGCGCAGCGAGGTTAAACGCTCCAAGTGTTATTCAATATCAAAAAGCAACAGTATAAGCTCGTTAGATAATCAGATTAGAGAATACACAGAACGTTACCCGGCTTCCATAATTGATTTTAGCAACGCTGTTCAAACTGGGAAAATTCATTCTACCGAAAAACCATTAGAGCTTTTTGATTACCTAATCCGCACCTACTCCAACCCCGGTGACACAGTGCTTGATTGCTTTGCCGGAAGCGGCACCACGGCACTTGCTGCGGTTGCTACAGGCCGCAATTTTATCTGTATCGAACAGGATAAAGAATACTGGACTAAAGCCACCAAGCGCCTTGAACTAGCCCGCATGCAAGGCCGCTTTAACTTTGACTTGGAAGGTGTGAGCTAATGCTAACAAACATCGACAACCCCATCGGCCCGTCGCCGGAGGTGGAAAAGAGAACGGATGAGATACTGCTTGAACTGGACAGCATAACCAAGTTCAATCGTGACTATAACCTTTTGCTCTTAGACGTGGTTGTGCCTGATTTACCGCCTAGTATCAACGATATGTACGCCACAGTGAACGGGCGGCGTGTTAAATCGGCTGCGGCTCGTGCCTTTGTAAAAACAGTCGAGGCCGCTATCCTTACCGCTTATCGCTATTACCCAACTATCCCCACCAATAAACAGCTAAAGTTTAGCCTTGCCTGCTACTACCCAACTCACATGTCAGACGGCAAACGCTCAGGCCAATTAAAACTAAATGATAGCGATGGACGACTCAAAGCGGGCAAGGATGCCACTTTTGCCGCTCTTGGGCTGAAAGATGGCAAGGTTTATCAGGATGCCACTTTGAAAGCGCATGGCACCCCTGGCTTACTCAAGCTTTATCCCGGTGGCTATTGCCGGGTGACACTCACGGTTATTGGCGATTTGTAATTTCATAAGGAGAAATCAATGGCTACTGCTTATTACGAGGTTATTCGATTAGTTTTCGACATCAAACCAGATTACACAGAAGTTGAGGTTTGGTGCGGCCCAACCAGTGACGGCACGTTAGGGGTGCAAGGTGTGCATAAAAAGACTTTTCCGAAAGACCGGAACATTGCTAGCATCTTAGAAAATGAAGTAGCAAAAAGCGAATACCTGACTTGGTGATAGCCGCATGGCCTACGGGCCGTAACATTGCGGCAACCAATGAGTAATCAACTTACTCATTCAAAATCAAGTTTGCACAACCGGGGCGGGGTTTGAGCCGCTCCGGGCTTTATCAAAAGAGGATGAAATGACACAAACCTACTACCCAACCGAACAGCGCACTATCGAGCAAGAGCAAACCCTGCACTCGCTACTCGCCTGGTGCTATATCAATCAAACCCAACTGCCAGCGCTATTTTATAGCTACTCTCGAAACCAGCACTACCAAAAGCATCAAGTCTACAACTACGAAAAGCCGCACCGTCTTTATGGGCACGTAACCACCAACCGCCTAGAAGCGGCTACCCTGCTACTCCTAGAGGGCGGTGTGGGCTGTATCTGGCTTGAGGATGGTAACGACTGGCGACCGGGTAAAAGGGTTTGGGTGATGGGGCTAGAAAGCTCTATGTACGAGACTAGCTTTAGCTTTGAGGATGATATAGCAGGCGCTAAATGGGCGGGTGATTGCGCTTGTGACGACCATGAGCCGCACAGACCTTGTAAGCATAAGACGGCGGCGATCCTGTTAGCAATGGCTTATCAGGGGTTAAAGAAATGATTCACCCTATAACGGGCAAACCAGTACCTCAAGAGGTTCTTGACACATCCGAAATTCGATTTCGCTATGACAAACCCGGCCGACCTCAAAACACTGAGCGCCCTAAATCTTTTACTCGTGACAAAATGATGGTTTTCATCCGGGGCTATATTGAGCAGTTTTGCATGTTCCCATCGGTGCGCGAAATAACTGACGCTTGCTATATAAGCTCGACTAGCGTTGTTGATTACAACCTTAAACGGCTAGTTCAAGAGGGGCGGTTAGAACTGATTAAAGGTGGCGCAGCCAGGGCATACCGTATTCCTGGTATGCGCGTGGTGTTTGAATAGTGGCTATATGACTTGGACATATGAAAGGCATCTACATTGATTTACCCCACAGTTATAACCGATAAAGCGCAAACCCTGCTATCGCACATCCCGCCCCGCGCTGCTTTCGAGTACCGCAGTTCAAAGGTAGCGGTAGCAGATTTGCCGGGACTGGTGGCAGAACACCGCAAGGAAGCCGCTCAGCACTACACGGGCAAAGCCAAGAAGTTTATCAGCTTTAGCGAAATAGATTCGTGTAGCAGAAAAATTGCCTATTCATTCTTTCCTGAGCATTTCCCGCCCGAGGATAGCGGCAATGTGGATGTACGGGATGAGGCGGCGGTAATCGGCACCGTAGGCCACGCCGCCTTGCAGAAAGCGGCACTCGCGGCCGGGGTGGTGGCGTTCAATGGCGATAAACCGCTAGTTGAGGCGTGGGCCAGCGATGTGGCGGCTACCAGGGAAATCAAAGACGCGCTTTGGAATACCTACGGCTTATCCGGCAAGCTAGACATGGTAGAGATGATACCGTTTGAGCCCCGCCGTTACACCGAATTGAAATTTATCAAGGACAAGGATTATAGCTTCGCTCAGTACTGGTTCAAAGAAAGCAAGAAAACACCCGGCAAAATCAATGTGCCATTCTGGTTTAAGCCAGGGCAGGCGCAATTAACGATGTGGGCGCTCGGGCTGGATACCACCCGGTTTATTGTGGTGTCGCGTGAGGGTGACTGGCTAAAGGATGCGATAGAACTCTTTTACAAGCGGGATGAGGGACTAATACACCACCTGTTGAATAAGGCGCTGTACATCCATATGCGGGTTGATAACGCGCGGGATTACCTTAACCCTGAGTTTGAGCCGCACCTGCCTATTTTGATGTCCAGTGTAGATGATATGTTGCCGATTAGGGAACCGGGCGAGGATGGCAAGAACTGCACTTATTGCCCATTCAAAAAGCACTGTTTGCCAGAGGTAGAAAACGGCCCTGGAGCCGTCTAACTAATTGCTACCAGGGCCAGCGTTTTTGGGCTTTCTTTTTTCACTAAAGGTTGATCTTTTAAAAACAGCAAATCATCAACCGAACAGTTCAAGGCTTTTGCCAGTTTGCCGATTGTATCAAGCCTTGCGCGTTTCAAATTATTTTCGAGGTGATAGATAGTGTTACGGTGTACACCAACTGCGTCTGCTAATTCTTGGACACTTAACCCGGCTTTTGCTCGGAATTTACCTAACTCGTTCATGCTCTCTCCTGATGTTTACTTATGCACATTTGTAACACCTTTAGCATACAGCACATTTTGCGGCAAGTCAATAGATTTTTCTAAAATTGGTATGCAAAAGTATTGACTGGTATGCATTACTGTGTTACTATATTGGTGTGCAAAGGTATTGATAAGTATTCAATTATGTAAAGGTAAGAACAATGACACGCAGTAACCTAGCTCGTACCGACTCACTAGCCCGTTCTTCCCGCGAGGAAGTAGCCACCGATAACTTTAGCGGTATGAGTCTTGACCAGTTTTACAAGATGCTTGGCAAGGCGGCTAAAGCCGAGTATGAGGCAGGAAATATCAGTCAGGCTTTCTACATGGCACGTATCGAAGCCCTGCGGATTGAGTATCGGAACTTGAAAGCAAGAGGGATTTAAGATGAAATACCAAATTTACATGCAAGCAACAGACGGCAAATGGATAGTAGTACCGAATAGCAAAGCCTTTGCCACGATTGAGGAAGCGCAGTTACAGGTAAGAATTTTAGCTAAGCGCCTATCGCCTAATGTTAATCTCGGCATCCACGAAGGTGCTGACCACTCCAAAACGGCTAACCTGTCTGGTGAGCCTAGCTATATCTGGAAGCGGTAAACCAATGCAACGGCTTCGTGTGCTTGTGGGGTGTGAATATAGCGGAACGGTACGAGATGCTTTTGCCGCAAAAGGACACGATGCATGGAGTTGTGACCTGTTACCGAGCGAAACAGAGGGCCAGCACATACAGGGTGATGTTCTGGAAGTGCTAGGCGAGGGATGGGACTTGATGATAGGCCACCCACCATGTACACATCTGGCAGTATCCGGCGCAAGGTGGTTCAAGGAAAAATTACAGCAGCAGACCGAAGCCCTTGAATTTGTTCTAAAGCTTATGAACGCGCCAATCCGCCATATAGCGATTGAAAACCCGGTTAGCATCATTTCAAGCCGGATACGGCCACCAGACCAGATTATACAACCCTATCAGTTCGGACACGGGGAAATGAAAACAACCTGCTTATGGCTAAAGAATTTGCCAAAGCTAAAGCCCACAATGATTGTAAGCGGTAGAGAACAGCGCCTCTGGAAGCTACCACCGAGCGAAGATAGATGGATGCTAAGAAGCAAAACCTATCAGGGGATAGCTGACGCGATGGCCGCTCAGTGGAGCGAACTGGAATACTACCAGACGGAACTAAAACTAATTTCTTAACACGGGAGTAACGACATGACAACCCAATTTAGCAAGGCTTTAGACCTTTACCTTACCACCGAGCCGGAACCTTATTACATGGATGACCTTTTCCCGGCTGAAGTATGCAGTACCAGCCGGATGCAAAATGATTGCGATTGCACCGGGCCGCAATGTGTCACTGAGCTAGTAGAGGATTGCATAGCTTGCCCGGTGTGCAAAGCAGTAATGACCCTCGAATGTTACGAGGAATACCATTGGGATTTACACATTGATGCAGACCCGTTGTACTAGGAGTTAAACCATGACCAAGATTTTATTCTCGCCTACGGTAGAAACCGCCACCGCCTCACCTGAGCTAAAGCGCAAGCAGGAAAAGCTACGCAACCGGATTGATAGCGTCAACCGCCTGCGGGAACGGTTGATAGTGGAGCTAGACGAAGTGACGGGCAAGCTGGGCGAGAAGCCTAGCCAGGATGAAACGAAAAGGATTTGCGGCAATGCTGACTGAAAAACAAATTGAGTTGTTAAAGCAACCGCTCGACATGAGCCGGATAGCCCACCGTAGCCAGGGCGGTAAACAACTAAGTTATATCGAGGGTTACGATGCGATTGACAAGGCCAATGAAATTCTAGGCTTTGGCTCGTGGGGTTACGACATTATCAGCTTAACCCCTGGCACTGGTAGCAATAAAGACGGCGAGGTTAAGAACTTTTACACGGCTATCTTGAAACTCACGGTTGAAGGTTGCCACCCGGTTACAGATGTTGGAGTAGGCATAGTGGCTGGGAATAGCCCGGAAAGCCACGAAACCGCCATTAAAGGCGCTGTGACAGATGCAATGAAGCGGGCGCTTAGAACCTTCGGCAACCAGTTCGGCAATAGCCTGTATGACAAGGATAGTCCGGTTACGAATAGCCAACCTGCCAGGGCTGCGGCTCGACCGGTCCCGGCACAGCCAGTGAAAACCAACGTGCCCGTACCGCTTAAACCTGAAAAGGCTTGCGTCAAGTGCGATGGCCCTTCGATTTATCGGGCTGGCGAAAAGGATGGTAAAGCGTGGCAGGGTTACTTTTGCCAAGCTAAAGATTGCGGCCATAAAGAATGGCTACATTTGAAACAAGGATAAAACGATGGAACTACAACCTACTACCAGCCCAACTAACTTTCAGCAATACCCGCTGCCTTATCAATTCAATTCTGGTAACACCCTACAAGTTACCTACTACAAAGGGGTAACTATTAAACGGGCTGCTAAGTGCGATAAATGCGGCCATGAAGGTTTGGCAGATAAATTCCCACCTGCCTTTTCTGAACTTAGGACTTCAAGAGATTGTGAAAGTCTAGTGATACTTTGCTGGACTTGCTGGAATAACTACTAAGCCCTCCATCCCGACAGATGAGGCCGTCACTAGCCCCGTACCCGACGCGGGGCTTGGGCTGGCGGATAAGAGCGAATTATGAAAATCAATCTAGCACACCTGGCACTAACGATACAGCAGGATAAAGACGGCGTACCAATGCCGGATAAAGTCAAAGAGCGGTTAAAAGAAATTAAGCGGCTACTAATTGAATTGAGCGAAGTGCAATCAAGAGAGCAAGCCGATGCGATTTCAGCCGAAGTTTGGAAGTCTAAAATTTTAAGCCATTTCGATAAGATGGCCCTTGACCCGGTTTACCACTCACGTTGTAGGGAACTACCAACAACCAAAGGAGTTAAAAATTGAACCCATATTTTAATACCAGTAAGACCCCATATCAAAGCGAGTTGGACAAACTCAAAACAACCAGGGCTATTCTGTCAAAAGAAAACGAGGCGCTGCGAGAAGCCTTGTACGCTGCTAATGACCTGCTATGTGGTGTGGAACGGGGTGAAACAGTAGATCGGCAAGTAGAAGTGTTCAGACAAAAGCTTGAAGCTTTTAACAAGATGAGCGGCAACCCTGTTTTTCGGGTAGATGTTAAAAGGGTTAAATAATGGCTAAGTTGAGTTTTGATGAAAAATCTAAAATTAGAGACAGACTTTACACCCCTGGGTATAGTAACACTTATACCGGAAGGCGTAGAAGATACGACTTTAGATGGCATGATTCAGGCAATGGTTATTCTACAAGATTATATTTTCCAAAAGAAGTTTTTCCAGAAAACACCAATTATGTTTCATTACAAATGGAACCGAAATATAAGAGGGTTATTTTAAGACCCCATCTCCATCTTCCTATCCGACAAACCAATTTAATTTTTAGAAAAGTTGTTTCTAAAAAAACTAACGACCTTGATGGACCCACTCGATATATATCTTTCCCTAAATCTCTTGCCGAAACTACTATGCTACTCAACACGAGTTTTATCACTGATTCAGGCAAAATCATAATCCAGTTGCCGGACCATGCAACGTTCTCTGACTTTGAAACTTGGGCAAGCAGTCGAAATTCAGGGCGTACTAGAAACATAGATTTGTTACGGGTAGATAACATCTCAAAAGAAATTTGGATTTCGAGAAACCGATGGCCTGCCAATGCAGAATACATAAAATTTCAGCTTCTAAACCTGAAAACAACAAAATACCTAGACCTTTTGCCTGTAGCTAGATCAGGACATATAGCAATTGATGGGGAAATAACTCAAGGACAGTTTGTTGGGTTAAAGGGGGCCGTAAAGGTGCATGGTCCTATTGGTATAAGTCTAAGGGCCAGGGGCAAAAAGTTTTTCAAAACAAATCCAAATATAAACGCTGGTTATTGGTACTTAACTAACAATGGCAAACAGCGCCCCGATGGGGTTTTTCGCTATAAACCACTTAATAAACATCAATTTGATGAGTACGGCAATGAACTTTAGGACTGAGGCGGTTTTAACAAAGCTTCAACATCCTGGCGACGGAGTAACCAATTTTGACGCAAGAGGTTAGGGTTAATTTCATTAGCAGGTTTAAGACGACCCCGCTCGATCATGCGGCGTACCGTCATGTGACTGACTTTCAAAAGTTCAGCCGCTTCTTTTATCGTTATCATTTCGTTATTCTCCTTTTCACTCATTCCCACATTATACATGCCAAATTATTGTATAGCAAGTGGTAATGTGTTATAATGTGAATGTGTGAATAAGTGTTAGTGTGAATGTTATGTCAAACCATAAGGAGCGATTATGGAATCGGAAAACGAACTTAGCCAACTTATGAGGATTACTAACGAAGTTCGGGACTGCGATATGGAAGGCCCCGGCTTACGGTTTTACGCTGTAAAGTGGGATGAAGATACCCGTTTGATTTTTCCGAAAGATGAAAACGGTTTAATCCCAAGCTATGAACAGGCGCAAGCCATAATCGAAGGATGGTTGAAATTTTACCATTTTATACCGCCTACTTTGCTGGAATTAATTAATTCCGATACCGAAATTAAAAAGGTTAAAGAGGAACAGGAATACGCAAGGCGCAAAGAAGCATACGAGCAAAGGATGCAAGAGAACCACCTTGCGCGTCGGAACGCACCCCGGCTAAACCCTGGCGTAGTTTACTTAATTAGAGCTGAAAACGGCTATTACAAAATAGGCCGGACTAAGGATTTAGAAACCAGATTGAAAGCGTTGACCAAAAACAGCCCGTTCAAACTGGAAGTAGTACACACAATTGCGGTTGATGATACCGTTATTTTTGAGCGGGAATTGCACGAAACTTTCTCTGCAAAGCGTCGTGAGGGTGAGTGGTTTTTACTTGAGGATAGCGATATTGAAATAATCAAATCCCTCGGGGAACCATCAAACGATATAGACGACATTCCTTTTTAGATTTAGAGCGAGGGATATGACTTATGGGCACGAACGAATACCGCAAAACACAAGCTTTGCTTGCAGACGAAAAAAACGCGGTCCTTTACCGCCCCAAATGGGCAAAAGCTTTGGGTAGTATTACATCTGCAATTTTACTCCAACAAATCAATTATTGGTGGGTAAGCAAAGGGCACAAAGAATTTTACAAATTCCGCTCCGAGTGTAGCCACGATCTTTACTGCGAAGGGGATAGCTGGATAGAGGAATTGGGCTTTGGTGATTACGAGTTTGACGGTGCCCTTAAATCGCTTGCTACCAGGGTAAAAGCTGGCGATAGCAAGCAATCCATCTTAGATGTGACTGAACCAACTTTCAACGAAAAAGGCGTAATGACTAACGCTAACTGTCTGGTGATCTACTGGATTAGCCGGGGGCACGTTCCTTACTTCGAGCTTAACGAAGCTCTATTCCACAACCTAGTCCAAGCCTTATACGAACCTGTAAAAGCCAATCGGGAAAAACCCGATTGGGAAAAAGCCAATCGGGAAAAACCTGTAAGCCAATCGGGAAAAACCCGATTAGATATAGAATCGGGAAAAACCCGATTAGATAGGACAGAGACTACCAGAGACTACACAGAGACTAACACTATAGAGGCGCAAAGCGCCCCACCACCCGAACCCATTTTTAAACAACCTAGCCTATCGGATGTTTCGGAAGCAACTAAGGCATATGCTGAGATTTGTCATATCCGGCCAGATGAAACCCAAAGGGCCGCTATTAACAGAATTGTATCTAACCCTGATTTTTTCAGGGAAGTTTGCCAGGGCTGGCGCTTAGCAGGATATAACGTCAAAAACTTACAGGGGATACTTGAGTGGTATCAGGAAGGTAAAACTAGCAATGGAACACTTATCCCATCTACAGGAAAAGTTACAAATATTTCAAAACAGGGAACGGCCCGAGCCGGCGCCAATGCCTTTATCCAGCGACAGCTTAACAAGCAGCAAGCAGGATGAGCCGATTAACTTTATCGAGAAAGCGCACCGCATCCTACAGGATCGTAAAACCCGCCTGGCTTTTTTCTACCAATCGCTAACCCCTGAGCAGCTAGGCAACCGCCAGCTAGAACACACCGAACCTTGTACCGGGGTATTGTCCTACTGGCATGGCGAACTAGATTATAGCAAGTTGGATAAAGGCGCGGGGTGGGTGGTAATGTCGTGTTTCGTATGTGCTGAGAAGAAAGCACCGTGGGATTGACTAACTACGGCCCCCACAAAGCCCGCCCCGAAGTCGAGCGGGCGCTGAGGGGATAAGTTTAGGAAAGGATAACTAAATGTGTACTAAAGTGGTAAATAAGCGTTCAGGCGTAAAGTTCGATGTCTATATAGGCCGTCCTTCAAAATGGGGCAATCCGTTTGTTATCGGTAAGGATGGCAACCGGGAACAAGTTATAGCCAAGTATGAGACTTGGCTAAAAGCACCAGAACAGGCCGGGTTAATCGCCTCGTTGCCAGAACTAAAAGATAAGACTTTAGCGTGTTGGTGTAGACCATCAGCTTGTCATGGTGACGTGTTGGCAAGGTTAGTTGATGAGATGGCAGCATAGCCCGAAGGGGCAAGGAAGGTAAAGAGCGATGAAAATTACCAAACGATTTGCAGGTTTCAAGACTTACGCCCCGGTTTACAGTTTAGGGCTTGATATGTCGGTGTGGCCGCGCATCAGGCTTGCTAGTCGCCGCCAGGTTAGTCTCGGGATTATACCGGATGAATTGTCCGGTAACAGCCAGTGTCACAAGTGGTTTAATGCTAGACGTTACCCGAAAGGCAAAGTGTATGTGGAAGCTAGAAACACCAGAGCTTGAGTATTACACCATCCTGGCCCTTTGCGGGGTGGTTTTTATCGGCTGTGGGGTGGTGTTGGTTAGGCAAGTTGGCAGGTTGTGGAAAGGGGAAATTTAGGTGGAATTTTCCGAACGCGAATTGGTTTTGCTAGAACGAATGTTTTTTGTGAAGTTTATGGGATTATCTAGTGATTTTAACCAGAGGTTACAGGATAGCGATTTTAACAGCGCTAGTAATATCCAGGCCGTGTTTGAGGAATATAAAGCCTTATCGATTAAATTTGGGCTATGGGAGGGCGCATTAAAAGCATTGGAGGTTTTTGAATGGTTTACGTTGACGAAATAATGACAATTTGGCCTAAGTCTAGTTTTGTAGCCAAGTTTGGCAACCAGTGGTGCCACATGACTTGTGATGGTAACTTGGATGAGTTACACGCCCTGGCTGAAAAGATAGGATTAAAACGCCAATGGTATCAGCCAAAGTCTACACCGCACTACGATTTGACACCCACCTACCGCGAGAAAGCTCTAGCGGCTGGTGCGGTTTACAAGAGCGCTAGAGAACAGGCAAAAGATAGGATAGCAGCAAGGGAAGCCGCCAGAAGTCTAACTGCTGGCAAAGACATTTCCGATTAACCGCATTCCAAGCAGATTTGGCGGCTCACGGCAAAAGGCGCGAACAAGGTACGATTTAACTACTGAAAATCAAGGGGCCTTAAAACGGCTTAAAACTGGATTATAGAAGGTGCAACATGGCTATCAAGAAACTTACCAATCAAAAGAGTACAGAAGCGGTATCTTATGACATGTGCCATTTCTGTATGGACATTTACCCGAGTGGTGAGCAGCACGATTGCGAACCGAAACAGAAGGGCCAGTTTGCTTTGTTGCCGGGTAAGAAGAAAGCTGAAAAGGAGGTGGGCAAATAATGGTAATCAAAACTAAGTGCAAAACCGAGGGTTGCGATAAGCTAACCGATTGGCCTATGGGGTATTGTTCGGCTGAGCATACTGCTAACGCCATCTTGGAGTTCTACGAAGCCTCGTTAAAGGCTGGTGTTAAGGTGCCGCCTTTATTTACGAATGAGGGGCGTTATGAGGTAACGGTGGATGACAGGGAGGTGGCGTAATGGGACTATTTGACGATGTAAAGGTTGAACGGGAATTGCCGGATTGTCCAACCTATCTAAGCCAGTTTCAAACCAAGAGTTTGGATTGCATGATGGGTAGTTATACCATTACCCAAGAGGGCCGGTTGATTGAACATGCCTTTGGGATAGAAAGTATTCCCGAAGGTGAGCGTAAAAACCAGTTCGATTTATTTAACCGGGTTGAATTGGGTGATGTTGATACCAATTACCACGGCTGGCTAAACTTTTACGCTGACAGTAACGGCGAGTGGTACGAATTTAACGCCAAGTTTACCGATGGGGTGATGGTGGAAGTGGTGAGGGTTGAAAACAAGTGAACATCAAAGGACTAGAAATCCGCCCCGGCGAGTGTCACAAGCTATCAGGTGAGTTAGTGGTTTGCTTGAAGTGTGGCGAGCCCGAATATTTTTGGCTTACCCATGTTGAGCAGGTAGCAAGCGGGCCGGTGGGCACTGGTTACAAGTGGCTAAAGTTCAAAGAGGGCAAGAAAGACATTCAGGGTTTCGTTTGCCCTGGTTGTCAGGTTAAGGAGGTAGCATAGTGGTAAAGCTAACATTCGATGTTCAGGAAGTAGAGCAGGGTAAGCCGGGTGCTGATTTAATCAAGTATATTGCCGAGTTAATCAATTTAGGTTTTATTGATTATTTTGAGTTTGGTAAGTGGTCTACTAGCACTTCTGGTAATGTAGAGATTTCGGTAAAGGATGAGCATTTCAAAAACTTGGCACATATCCTTTGCAAGTACCACGCGACCGTTAAACCGGAAGTAGAGGATTAGCAATGACTGAGCAAGACAAGACCCGCCTCCGCGCCGCCATTGCGGTGGAGGTGATGGGGTGGCAACTCGATGATGGCGTTGGTAAGCACTGGTATACCATTGAACCTGATGGCACTCGTATAAATCGTGCTAACCCACGGTGGAAGCCTGACGAGGATATAGCCGCCGCCTGGCAGGTGCTTTTACATATGTTCGCGCAAGGTTGGTGGATGAACCCTTTCGCTTATTTTCATGAGGATGGCTGGTCTTTGCACCTAAAGCATAAAGAACACGCGCATGTTTATATTGATGGTGCTGAGAGTGATTGTATAGCGGTGTGTTTAGCCGCTTACAAGGCCGTCAAGGGGAGGGATTTTGAATAATGAGTGAGCAAAACCCAATCGACATAGCCCGCCAGGTGCTTGAGTTGGATGCTAATCAATTAAGCTCAAGCAATTGGGAATATTTTGAAGGGCGTTTACCTGAACCTGAAAGGGGTAAGGGTAGAATAGTTATAGCTGAGTGGAACGGTGAAGGTCATACTACTAGCCATTGGATTATGGCACCGCTTAGAGGTTTCCACCAGCGGGTAGGTAGAGTCAAGCTTGATTATCAAGCCATTTGTCAATATCGAGAGGCCGCACCAGTGTTGGCTAATACCGTCATTGAACAAGCCGCAGAAATTGAACAGATGAAGGCTGATTTTATTCAATTTCTTGATGACACTTATACTAATTACAGATTACCCGAGTGGCGTCAGGAAATCGAGAATAAAATCCAAGAGTTGAAACGAGGGCAAAAGCTTGTTGAAAAGGAGTCCCCCAATGTCTGAGCAAACCCCGCAAGAGCTAGCCCGCGCCGTCCTGGCTCCACTAGAGCATGACGACTGGCAAACCCGTTCTCAAAAGTCTGTTGAGATGGTGAAGGCTAGTAAGGTGTTGGCTAATACCGTGATTGAGCAGGCCGAAGAACGTAAGAAGTGGGGTAAGCAAGTGGGGTTGTGGCAAAAGCTGTATTACCCGCTTTATGGCACCCTTAGAGGCGCTCAGGATTTTGTAGACAAGCCGGAAAAGCACGAATGGCTAAAGCGGTTCATTGATGAGTCTGTAAAGCTTATGGAAGCGGTAGGCGCTGGCGATATGGACTTTGCGGCTATCGAGACTGGTGATGATGAACTGTTCAATTTGCTCAGTGAGCAAAACCGCTTGATGAATGAGGAGATGTTAAAGCAGGCCACAGAGATTGATAGATTAAAGTTAGCTGTAGGCAAATTTGCAATATCTGAATTGGAACGTGGTAGGGCAAACTACCCGCCGAGCAATACGGTTGAGGCTATTGTAGAGAACAATGCTTTACAAGAGGCAAGAGCAGAGATTGAGCGGCTGAGGGCTGCTTTATCAATCGATGTTATAGCTAAAATAGTTCAAGAACAGGTTTCAGAAGGGCTTGCTAAGTTTGATAAATATATTGCCGATAGGCCGGGGTTACAAGAACATTTGGATAAATTTAGCGATAGCGATAAAGGGCTTTTCCGTGAGATGCTGAGAAGAACTTTATTACATTCCATCGGTGATGGTCTGGTTAGATTTAAGTATGGGGCTTTGGGCGATGGGCAAAAGCCTGCCGAAAATGATGGGGTTGGTGGGGAATAGGAGGGGTGGCGGGTAGGTAAATGAATTTAGAAGAACTCAAACAACATTGGATTATTTATCCGATCTATCACGATCAGGTGTTACCCGATACTTTTTCAATTAGCCGTAACCTTATATCAGGGCAAATTACACTTTGGCTTAATCGGAAAGCTTTTGATTGTGAGAAATCTTTGGGCGATCAACTCCTTACGGTTTGGGATTATGAGGATGAACGCTGGGTAGATTTTGTGGATACTTATACTTATAATTTTAGATAATGTTGAAAAAAGAAAAGGCAAAAGCTAAAGCTTTAGTCGAACAAATATACTAAAAATAGACCCAAGTTTCCACAATTAGCATTGTCATAACTTAGAACCGACATAATTATAATTAAATTTTAGTTATAATCGGGTAATATACTTGATACGTTTTGGTGATATATTGTTGTCAATTAGGAGAGGATTATGGACATAGATCAATTATCTGCCACGTCCGCAGAGCGTTTTCTCAAGTGGCGTAACGTGACTAAAGAGCGCGATTGGATGTATCCATTTCAAGAGAAGTACGAATATTTTGGCGATTGGCCTAAAGGTGCAAACCATTGGGGTTGTGACGGTTATGAAAGTGGTGAGCATCAAATCATTCCAGAATACGCCAAAAATAACGAACTTGCTTTAAGGATTTTAGAGGGTAAATTTCAACATCCTAAATATTTATGGCAAATCCAAAAATTACCAAGTGGTAAGATACGGTGTGATATTACGTGGGATGGGCCAACTTATAGCGGGGTTGGGTATAGGGTAGCAGAGGCTATTTGTGAGGCGTGTTTAGCAAGTGCCGGTGAGACGGTTAAAAGCCCTAATGGACAAGGTAAATAGACAGGCTTTTAAGCAGAATTAGGAGGGGATTATGAACGATAAGATAGATTATTCCGTAACAATCACAGGCATATGGGTGCGCGTTTTGGGCAATGATTTAGTAATCAGCGTTTCTACAACCGATAATAGAGATGTTGTAGTGATTAAGGAGTTTTGCCCGTATGCCCCGCCTATTTCCCACGCTATAAGCGGTATAGGCATTAAAAACAAGATAGAGGGTATAGACGATTCAGTGAAGGTTGACTAACCACCAGCGGCCGGGGCTGGTGATGGGGTTGCCTAATGATTTAAGGCAAACACTTGTTTAAACCTTAGATTATATGGTACAATTGGTAAACAGCATTAGTATATTTGGTGGTAATGGTAATGAGCGATACACCTCAAAATTCGGATATTTCAGATTTTAGCCCTATACAGCGTAAGGCAATCAATTGGTTAGCTTTGCCCAAATCAAAAAGAATACCTAAAACTCAAAAGCAATTAGCCGATAAATTAGGGGTGCATGAGGATACTGTTTGCCTTTGGAAGCAACAACCATTATTCAGAAAAGCAGTACAGAACCGAATAGAGGCTTTAGCCACTGACCACGATGCCGATGTAATCAATGCCCTAGTTAGTAATGCTAAGTCTGGTAGACAAGGCAGTTCCTCGGACCGTAAACTTTACCTACAGTGGCGTAACTGGTTAGTCGAGAATAGCAAAACTGAAATTGTGATTGACCCCTACAGCGAAATAATGTCCAAGTTACGTAAAGAGCGCGAAACAGCCGAGAATGGATGAACTACTAGACAACCTCAAGTACATCGAACTAGTTCTAAAGGTTCGCACCAAAAACGCGAAAACCGTTCCCTTCCGCTTGAATCCTATTCAAAAGCTAGTAGCTAAAGAACGCGCCCTGCGTAACATCTACCTCAAGCCCCGCCAAATCGGGTTATCAACTTTCATCCTCGCTTCCAACTTTGCAGACGTGGCAACTACCCCTAACTGGTTTGTCAGGGTGGCGGCTAATGATAAAGATACTACCGAAACACTATTTCAAACCATTAGGTTTTTTTATGACAGTTTGCCAAAAGAGTTAAAGCCAGTTACCCGCTATGAGAATAAGCGGGAATTGTTTTTCCCAAGATTAAACAGTGGTATAGACGTGATGACCGCAGGCGGCGATGCACCAGGGCGCGGCACCACCATAAACGCTTTGCACTGTAGCGAGGTAGCCTTTTGGCGCGGCGATCCTGAAAGCATTTTAGCTGGTATGCTAGAAAGTGTGCCGTTATCGGGCAAGGTGGATTTAGAGTCTACCCCTAACGGGGTTGGTGGCATGTTCTACCAAAAGTACATGCTGGCTAAATCAGGCGAGGGTGAGTATAAGTCACATTTTTTCCCCTGGTGGTTAGACCCAGGCTATAGCCTAACCGATGAGCAAGCGCAAGCTTTGGAGGTAGCAGTAGATAGGCCGCTTAGTGATGATGAGCAGACGCTATTCAACCGTGTAGATTTAACCCGTGAGCAATTAAACTGGCGTAGGTGGAAAAGTACCAGCGCGTCAAAACTTTTTGCACAAGAATATCCAGAGGACGACGCTAGTTGCTTCCTGGTTAGCGGCTCCGGCTATTTCGATAGTGAAGCTATTACCCGCGCTAAACAGATTGGCGAACGTGAGCCGCTATCAACCGAGGATAACGGGCATCTCAAGATATGGCAAGAGCCGAAAGCGGGCCAGCGCTATTTCATTGGCGCAGACGTGGCGGAAGGGCTAAACACCGGCGACTTTAGTGCGGCTTATGTGCTTGACCAATCAGGTGAGCAGGTGGCGGCGTTACACGGCCACGGGACCCCGCATAGCTACGCTGAGAAGCTTGATAAGCTTGGCAGGCGGTATAACAACGCTTTACTAGCGCCTGAGCGGAATAATCACGGCCATGCAGTGTTGTCTACTTTGATGTTTGAGTTGGATTACCCAACTCTTTACAAACATGAGGATTATGATAGTTCAAGCGGTGAGCGGCCGGGGTGGGTTACTTCGAGCAAGACCAAGCCAATAGCTATTAACAACCTGGCTGAGTTCTTAAAAGACGCGCCTGAGTGTTTCCACGATGTTGACTTGTTTCAAGAGCTTAGAACGTTTGTGGAAAAGGATGGGAAGCTTGGTGCTACTAGCGGCTGTTTTGATGATAGGGTAATGGCGCTGGCGATTGCGCTCACAGTCAGGGCAAAGCCTAACCCAATGGCTGATATTTTATCTTACTACGCCCGCAAAGCTGAGGAATTGAAAGCAGGTAAGGTTTGACCCAACCCGCTCGCATCCCACAACCTAACATTGACCTGCAAGAGGACGCGACTACTGTTCAGCTTGAGACTGAGTTTTTGCTAAAAAAGCTTTTGTATGACAAGCGGTTCAGGCGTAACGTGCGGCTGTACTTGGAGTGTGATAACAAGGGCTGGTTTAAGTTCAAGGCGGATAATGGCGAGATTGTCAATTGTACTTTTGAGACTGTTTAGGAGAGGGTGAGTAATTGGAAGATAAAATTGAGGGCAAGGTAATTTATTGGAGGGATGCGGGGCGTTGGTATATTTTGTTGAAAGCCCCTGCCTGGGTACTGGAAGATATTTCACATGAGATGCATAAAGACGGTGACATTATGAGTTATCAAGGCGGTGTGCATTTAATGGGGCACGGTAAGGAAAATATAAAAATGGTGGTTGGTAGTTTTCCCAAATCGAACCAAGAACCAGAAACTAAGCATTTTGAAAAATCAGACAACAGTATTGTGCAATAACCATACCACCCACTTGACAGTTATGCACAATATGTTGTAGTATGTGGGTAAGCAAGCAACAAGGGCGATTTTACAGCTTGCCGGACTCATAATCATTTATTCAAAAGTAAATATTTAATCAGCTTGAAGTCTGGTTTCTACTAAAGACGGCTGGTAGTGTCTCACTCGGAGGCATTACCGGCCGTTTTCGCTTTTATAGGCCAAAACCGTTGCCGCAATCTACACCAGGAAGCCGAATAACCTCACTAAGTGAGTTTGCCACCCGCCTGTCACAAGCGGGTTCTTTGGGTTTCCGCACTGCGGTTGACGTGTTCAATGGCCGTCCTTTTGGTCCTAACCGCCCCATGCCGCCTAGCGTATCGGTACAAGATGAGACAGGCGGGCCGCGCTCCAACCAGTACCGCACTTCAGCAAACCTTGTCATTCGCCCCCGGCTTGAGTATCCGGAGCTTACACCGTTTGAGCAAATTCGCAATTTATCCAGGTTGTACGATGTGGCGAGTATTTGCATAGATAAGCAAATCAAACAGCTTACTTCTCTCGATTGGAACATTGTAGCGCGTGATAAAAAACAGCAAAAAGCTTTCGAGGAAAGCGGGCTTATCCAGGCTGTAACGGACTGGTGGAAGTACCCAGACCGTGACAATATGTATACGGATTGGTTAACAATCTTACTTCGCAATGTACAGGAAATAGACGCGCTCACCCTTTACCCGATGCGCAACCAGCGCGGGCAACTGCGCGGCCTAAAGAATATTGACGGCACTCTTATCAAGCCCCTGATAAATGACTTGGGTGAGGTGCTGGCTTACCAGCAAATTATTCACGGTTTACCGGCTGGTAACTATATCAAGTACGGGGTGGACAGCCTTAGTGAAGTGTTGCCAATTGAGTTTCCCGCTTACCACACCAACGACTTTCCGCAAGAAATGATTTACCGCCCGCGTAACCCCCGTCCTGATTTGCCCTATGGCATAGCTCCGGCTGAGTTTGTGATTATGCGGGTGAATACTGCGCTTAGGAAACAAACGTTCGATTTAAGCTATTTCACCGATGGCAATGTGCCGGAAATGTTGATAGCCCCGCCTGACGGCAATATGCAAATAGATCAGGTGGTAGCGTTCGAGCAGCAATTTAACGAAGTGTTGCAGGGTAACGACGCTATGCGGCGTAAGGCTAAGTTTCTGGCCTGGCCTGCTAACGTCCAACTGTTAAAGCAATTCCAGTATGACACTGCGCTTGACGAATGGATGATGAAAATCACCTGCGCGGCTTACGGGGTAACGCCTGCGGAAATGGGTTTTACGGATGATGTGAACAAGGCCACGGGCGAAAGTCAAGAGGATGTGCAGTATCGGGCAGGTATCAAACCCCTAGCCAAATGGCTAGGCGAACTGTTCAATCGCATCATTCAGGAGCCACGCGGCATGAATTGCCCCGGCCTTGAGTGGCAATGGCAGTATGCCGAAACCTCCGACCAGCTTAAAACCGCGCAGGAGTTTGCCATCTATCTTGATAGGGGTGTGGCATCGCCTGACGAAGTTAGAAGCCTGCGGTTTGGCGGCGATCTGGAAGGCTCAAGCCCTGGCGGCGCTGGCCTTGCCCCCACCGCTAACAAAGCGCCTGCCACCTCAAAGCCAGAGCAACAAGAGCCGCAAACCAATGTGGTTGATATGCTCGAACGCAAGAAGGCCATGAAAGGCACCAGCGAAGTACAGACGGGTGTGATGATAGCCTTCATGTTGCCGCCCGAAGCTGCGGACCTGTTAGCGTGGAAACGTCCCGATGCTGAAAAGCCAGAAGATTTACATATCACGCTTGCCTATCTTGGGGACACTACCAAACTAGAGTACAGCGAAAAAGCGATGCTAGATTGCCTCAGCCGGTTTGTAAGTCAGGTAGCGCCCGTTAGCGGTAATGTAAACGGTTACGGCCGGTTTGCTGGCGAGCATGGGGTTAGTCCGGTGTATGCCAACTTTGACGCTCCGGGCTTACCTGATTTCCGTCAAAAGCTTGTAACTTATCTGGCCTATGATGGGATTGAGGTAGTGAGTAATCACGGTTACACGCCTCACATTACTCTAGCCTATATCCCACAAAATGACCCAACCCCCACGCTGAATATACCAGACCTCAACATTACGTTTGGTGAGGTGGTTTTGGCCTGGGGAAATAACAGGACCGCTATTCCATTGGTAGCAAGGTGTTAGTGGCATGAAAGATATATTCAAACAAGCTTTCGCTATATCCAAAATAGACGAAGAAAAGCAAATGGTTTACGGGGTTGTTTCTGGCCCGGACCTCGATACTCAAGATGAGGTTGTGCCGCCTGCCCTTATGCAAGCCGCCATGCCAAGCTTTATGCAACGTGGCAACCTACGAGAAATGCATAACCACATTGCCGCGGGGAAAGTCAAAGATTGGCAGATGAACGACCAGGGCGAAACCGAGATAGCCGCCAAAGTGGTTGACCCTATTTCGTGGCTCAAGGTTAAGGAAGGTGTGCTTACTGGCTTTTCGATTGGCGGTAGTGGGACTACTAAAGTCGAAATGATGAACGGAAGGCCCGTAAAAGTTTATCAGGATTTAGCTCTTACCGAAATCAGCTTAGTTGATTCTCCGGCATACCCGAAAGCTAACATAACTTTATGGAAGGCCCACGGCCTTACCCAGAAAGGTACTAACAAAATGGAAGTTGAAATTCAAGAGGAGCTTGCAAGCGCCGGGGCCGGGTTGGAAAAACTAGCCAAAGCGTCTACCAGCAAGACCAAGAAAGCGACTAAAGCGCCCGTGAAAGTCACCGCTAAAGCCGCGCCAAAGAAAGCCACCCGCAAAGCTGACGATAGTTCAGACGATAGCGGCGATACTGACGAGACAGCCGATGCGCCCGATTTGACCAGTGACCAGATTGTACAGGCCATGCTTGCGGTACACAACGCTATGGTGATGGCTGGCAATATGGACGGCGCTAGTGGCATTACCGATGCTATCGCCTGTTTTCAGGCCGCGCAGCAAGACCAGGCCGCTGACGATGCCGGGGATATGGACGACGATGGCGATGTGATGATGGACGACGACTCCGGCGACATGATGATGGCGGATGATACCACCGATAACAACGACGACATCACCGACGACCAGGAGGATGATGCTAACACCGGGCCTGACTTTAGCCTCAAGGCTGACGATGGGCAAGGCGCTGACGATACAGACGATGTTGACGGTGATGGCTCAGACGACCAGAAGCCAGATACGGATGCCGATAAAGCCCGCAAGCGCAAAGCCGCCAAAGGCAAGCAGGTTGGCAAGGCGCTGACTCTCCGGGGTGCTGGTAGCTATCGAGGCTTAATGGCTAAGGTGGCCGCTCATGACCCTGAGCGCGAGTCTGCTATCGCTAAGGCTGTTAGCACCAACTTTTCTAAAGTCTTGGGTGTGCTTGAAGGGTTCGAGGCGCGTATCGCTCACCTGGAAGGCCAGCCCCGCGCCGGTGGCCCTGCTGTACGGGCCGTAGATAAAGCGCTGGTGGGTGGCGCTGGCGCTGGCGCTAATGGCGGGATGACTGAGGTTCAAGCCTTACACAAGGCTATGGAGTCCACCAGTGACCCGTTCCTTAAAACCAAGTTGCGCGAAGAAATAGCCGTAGCGGAAACCCGCACTATGTACAACTTTACCGACCGCTAACCGCTCCCGTTTGGTTAGCATCTTATTTCAAGTCAGGTATCCCCTGATTTACCACGATAGGCCAAAAGCCTTCAACCGGGTGGCCGGACAATCTGACCACTCTCGCACGAAAGGTACAAACAATGCTTGACGATGTGACTAGAAAAACCATAGAGCAGATCAACTCTATCTATGGTAGAGGGAGCGGAAACGTTAAAAAAGCGGCTTCCGTTACTACTGCGGCGGGACTAACCGCTTACGACCTGCAAGCCCCTGCCAAGAACCTTTATCCCGTTCTGACCCCTATCCGCAACAAACTGCCCCGTACGGGTGGTATTGGTACTGCTACCCATTGGGTGCAAGTATCGGCCATCGGTAACGGTGCCGGGTATGGCGCTATGGGGTGGGTGCCAGAAGGCCAGCGCGCCGGTAAGATGAGCGTAACGACTTCGCCCAAGTCTGCCAGTTATGTGACGCTTGGTACTGAAATCTCACTGTCCTATGAAGCCTTTAACGCCGGTCGTGGGTTCGAGGATGAAAAGGCCCGGAACGTTATCCGGGGTTTACAGCAGCTTATGTTGATCGAGGAAACCGCTATCATTGGCGGCAACAACTCTTTGTCACTCGGCACCACCACAACCCCCACCAGCACGACCGTAGCCAGTACGGGCGCGGTGCTGAACACGACCTATAGTTGTATTGCGGTGGCTATGACCTATGAAGGTTATCGCAACTGGATCACCAGTGGCGCGGCTATCGCTACCGGACTGGTACAGCAGAACGTAATCACTGGGCAGGATGGCAATACCTATACCCTGAATGGCGGTTATGCCATCCCGAGCGCCAATAAGACCCAAGCCGTTACCACGGGTAATGCTCTGGTGTTCAGTGTAGTACCTATGACAGGCGCGTTTGCTTACGCCTGGTATGTAGGGGTTGCCGGTGCTGAGAAATTGCAGAGTGTGACGACTGTCGGTACTGCCACTTTTGCCAGCTTAACCACTACTGGACAAACTGCGGCCAGCCTTGCCGCTACCGACTATAGCAAGAACGCCACCGCTTTTGATGGCTTCCTTACTACGGCTGCTAGTGGCACCGGGGCTTACTACAACTCCCTGGCTAACGGTTCCAAGCTTACCGCTTCCGGCCACGGCTCAATTACCGAAATTGACACCATGTTGCAGTCAATGTGGGATAACTATCAGGTTAGCCCGACTGAGATTTATGTCAATAGCCAGCAGCAAAAAGACATCACCGCTGGTGCGTTATCGGGTGGTTCCAATGCCCCGCTAATCCGGGTAGTTTCGGACAACGCCAACAACTCTAGCCTGCAAGCCAATCAGGTGGTAGCGAGTTACCTTAACCCATTCGTAGCA